AGGGAAGAATCCCGACTTCATCAACATCAACGGACAAAAGAAAATTATTGAATTTTTTGGTAGTTATTGGCATAAGCCAGAAGAAGAGCAACAAAGAACTGACCATTTCGCACGCCATGGTTGGAAAACTTTAGTTATCTGGGAACGTGAGTTGGATAATATGGAATCTGTTATTGATAGAGTTCGAGGGTTCAAAAATGGGTAAGAAACACGAATGGTATGAGTGCATCTGGTGTATAAGGTGCTTTGATAAAAATGGTGGGTTAGTTTGGAAGGAAGAACGCTCCAACATCTTGGTTGACGAGGGAGAAAAAGCTGTTGTCGATACCTTTTTTAGAAAGAATGATTCGACTTACTTTGCTTCTGATAACTTCTGGACAGGGCTTTGCAAAGGATCTATTTCTGAGGAAACCACTTTAGTTACTGTTCCCAATGAACCTAGTGGAAATGGATATTCTAGGCTTCAGATTGAAAGATCTAATGTGGGATTCCCGACCCTTGATCAATATGAAGGGCACTGGAGGGTTACTACAAAGGAAGTATCCCTAACCGCTGTTGGTGGGGATATTGGTCCAATAAATGGGGCGTTCTTATGCACATCATCCGACAACTCCGGAGTACTTATTGGTGCAGTATCCATCGATCCAGAGAGAACAATTCTAGCGGGTGATACTATATACTTCCAGTTAAAGATGAGGCAGAAGTAGAACTGCTCAAGATAGTACAAGATTTCTGTTGAAAGTGAAAAATGGCTACAATTAATTTCCTAGTTGGTGGTGATAGAGTTAGCAATAAGAATCTATGGCTCGTTGCCTATGATACTGTAGCCCAGACTTTGACTATTTCAAACAGTTGGGATGTTGGGACAACCGCAAGTGTTTTGTCCCTGGCCAAAGATTCAACTGGCAATTTATATGTAGGTACGAATGAAGGAAAAGTCTACAAATATACTTCTTTGATGGTTCTAGACGCCACCTGGGCGGTTGGTGGGATGTACAACATTGGTTCTTCCTCTTATAAACCATACGGGCTTGATGCGGATTCATTTGGTTGGTTAGCTATAGCTCATGTCGAATTTGGAACACCGGATAAATCAGTTACGTTACTTAATGCCTCTGGTGTTAAGGTCTGGAGTGCTTCGGGCCAATCCGGGACTCCAATATACTCTTTTGATGTTAAATTTTTGCCGGAAGGGAATGTGGTTGGCTGTGGTACAAGATTTTCTGGAGGTCAATGTGCAACACGTTATTTACGTTCTGATGGTTCCAAAATGGTTTATCTATGGACAAGGGCCACTGCTGGATGTTCTTATGGTATGTGTATGTGGCCAAATGGCGACTATGCTATAGGACAGAGTATTTATGTTAGTCCCTGGACTTCTACAGTACGTAAATTTAACAAAGAAGGAGTAGCATATTGGGATGAGTTTGCTTTAGGTAATGGTGCATATCCACAGAAGCTTGATTATGATAGTAATAACAATCTTTTAATTCCAACAACTAGAGCTTCCAATCTTTCAATCCGAAAGGTTGCTGCAAGTGGCGATTCTCTTTTAGCTTCCTATGATACCGGCGCTCAATCAACGCAAATTAAAGTTGAGAGAGGTACAACTGATTATGTTTTCTGTGCTGGAGCTTTGGGTACCGATCAGGATGGTGGCTCTGGTAATGTTAGAGCATTTGATGATAATTTAACCCGTCTTGCTTTTCTTGATGTTGGAACTGGATCTTCTTTGAATGCGCTCGTCCTGGGCACAGCACCTCCAGCTCCAGATCCAGCAACAAGTATTTGGGATGGATTGCAAGGGGCTTGGCCATTGGATGATGATGCTGCTAATACCACCGTTCAGGATATTAGTGGAAAAGGAAATACTGGAGCATCTTCGAGAAACACAAATCTTCTTCACACAACCGGCCATTTTGGTGGAGCTTTTGATTTTGATCAATCCTTGCCGGATACTGTGAATTGTGGGGATATTAATAATATTGATCTTGCCCCGAATCAAGATATAGCCATAGCTTTATGGATGAAACGAGGGGTCATTCAAGCAGGAAAATATGGGACACTCCTCCATAAATTTAAAGTTTCGGGTACATTAGGCTACGCAATTTATTGTGACGATGCTACTGACCAAGTTGGAGTTCAAGTTTTATTCCCAACTCAATATAGCGTAGCAGTTTCCACAGAAGATATAGATGAGTGGGCGTTTGTAGTTGTCAACATTGATCGTAATGGATTCTTAGAAATAATTGTTAACAACGGTGCCGGGAAAGTTGCCACAGATATAAGTTCTAAAGCTGCAAGTGATGCTTCAAACAATCAAGCATTAATGTTTGGGCAGAATTGTCAAATTAACGCTAATTATGACGATTACGATGGGCTGTTAGATGCCATTGCGGCTTGGAATAGATGCTTAACTTGGGATGAGATTAATTATCTTTATACCGAAGGGCTGGCTACAGTTCCAGAGATAACCGATCAATCTAGCGATACTACTGTTGATGAGGAGGACCCAGTTAGTTTATTTGTTACAGCAACTGGCAACCCGGATCCTGAATATGAGTGGTGGTTTGATGGTGGAGAAGGGTACGATTTAATTACTGGGGAGACCAATTCAACTCTTGATTTTACTGCTGGTAGGACTGATGCTGGTTATTATAAATGTAGAGCATACAACATAGTGGGGGAAGATTGGTCTGATCCAATAGAGCTTACAGTTCAGTATTTGGAGATAACTGACCAATCTGGAGATATTACTGTTGCTGCAGGGCAACTGGCTTCTTTTTCAGTTACAGCAATAGGTGTTCCTACCCCTTCCTACCAATGGTATAAAGGTGTCCAGATCCTTGCTGGAGAAATGGGCCCAAGTCTTTCCTTCTACTGCAATTTTGCAGATGCAGGTTCCTACAAATGTTATGTTGATAATGGTGTTGGTGAAGCAGTGTCTTCCGATTCCGCAACATTGACTGTTGTTGATAACCCTTGGAGATACAATTTGTTTAAATTGCAATCTGACGTGGACAGAAGTTAGTAAATAGGTTGGTACACCGACGAAGATTATCATTTAGACCAGGGTAAATAATGAGTTGGATATCTGAAGTATTCTCTAATAGCACTTACTTATCCGATTGTGTGGCATTGGATACAGGTAATCTGTTTGTTGCATATGAAGAAGAAGGGGATCTAAACTATGGAAAGTTTGCTATCTATACCAACGAATTGGTAGCAGCTTATTCTGGCACTTTTGCTAGTTTAGCCCCCTGGCCACTAGCTGTAACTAAATTGTTAAATGGAAATGTAGTCGTAGCTTATGGAGACTGGGACACATTTAATTGCAATTTTGTTATTTATTCACCAACTGGGGTGGTTGTAAAAGCTTCTACAGTTTTCAAAGCCAATTATGCTCTAACCCGATTAGGTTGCTGTACCCTAAATAATGGCAATTTTGTTATTGTCTACGACACAACAGCCCCAGAGAGTCTTTATTTTGTTATCTATGATGCAGATGGAAATCTGATAAAGGCCGAAACCACAATTACTTCAGATGATGTTAACACCTTTGCCAAGGTCTCAACTTTAGTAGGGGGGAATTTTGTTGTAGCTTACCGAAATTGGGAATTTTTGGGTGAGGAACTACAGTTTGCTATCTATAATCAAAGTGGTACTGTTGTTAAGGGTCCAACAATTGTAGATGATGTAGTTCTCTCAGCAATCCCAGTTCCTCTAAGTACTGGCAATTTTATGCTGCTCTGGTCCAGTACAGGCGGCCTTTACTACGCAATATATGAACCGGGTGGGGGTGTAGTTCAAGCTAAAACTACTCTTATAGGGGATCATCCGACTTACGGCATTACGGCAGTAAAGTTAAGTGACAATACCATACCCATCATGTTTTCTACTTTAGCAGATGGATTAAGTATAGTAATAGTTGATGAGGGTGGGGGTATAGTAGTACCCTCAGAATCTTTTGAAAGTGAATACCGTACAATTTCCGGAAGTTCTGCTTTAATAGATGATAAGGTTGGGGTAACTAGTTATAGTTATGGAAGTGGGATTGGGTATGTTTCTATCCTTACTATAGAAGCATCACCAGTAATCACGTATCAACCTGATAGTATTACTGTTGCTAAGGGACAGTTGGCTTCCTTTTCGATTACTGCCGTTGGTGCTCCAACCCCAAGTTATCAATGGTACAAAGATGATATTGAGTTAACTGGTAAGACAAATTCAACTTTGTCATTTTATGCAGATTATGGTGATGCTGGAACTTATAAATGTAGAGCTTACAATGTAGCTGGCGAGGTATATTCCGATCCAGCAACCTTAACTGTAACAACTAATCCTTGGAGATACAATCTATTTAGATTGCAATCCGACATAGATAGGAGTTAGGCTGTGGGTTGGCATGCTGATGAAGGTTACCACTTAGACTGGGAGAACTCTGCTACTATAGAAATGGAAATGGATTTCGATGTTAGCTATACTATGGCTCACAGACCATTTCTAGATACTGAAATAGAAATGGAAATGGAGTTTAGTGCTGATATTCAACACACTGTAGCTTTAGACCTTCTTAGACTAATTCCAGTAAAATATCATACATCCCAAATCCTTCTCGACTACGTGGATGAAGTAGAACTTGAAGTTGGAAGCTGGTTAACAAAAGTTAGAGATATAGTTAAACTATCCAATCCTGACTTAGTAACCTCAAGAGCTTACCTGAAGAATATAGCTGCCCTTATTGGACTTGGCTTGCCCCCGGAAGATGAAACTACTATAGCAGAAATTAAAAGAGATATTGCCCAGGCAATTCCTTGGTACAAGATCAAGGGAACATACAAATCTATTCAGATTATAGCTCTAGTTCAAAAGTTCACAGTAAACCTATATGATATGTATACTAAGGACTACAGTACCTTTTATATGACAGAATGGTTTGTTGGGGATGAAAATGAAAATCCTCCTGGTTTTGATAGTTCTTACTATAAAAGTCCACACTTTGGAGTAGAGATCCTTTTAAATAGAGTTTATACCATTGGTAGTGGAGAATCAGGGGTATCGGGAGGAGTAATCAGTAATTACTTGTGGCGAAGCAGCTACTTAGATAACTTGTATAGTAGAATTGAGGATACTAGACCAGTTCATACAGTTCCACATTATATTCTTCTTCTGAATCCAAAAACCGATGAATTTGGACATGTAATTGAAGTAGACGGAGATATCTATTGTAAGGTTATGGGGGATTGGCAAGTATCTACAAAGTACTTTGACCAAGAGGGAAGTAGCGAAGCTTGGAATTTTGATGATGGAACAAATTTTGATGAGTCACCGGAAGCGTTTGTTAAGAGTATTCTCAAGTGGAAACTTGGAACCGGAAACTACCCCTGCAGTCTTTGTGCGGATTCCGGAGCAGATTTTGTGGTAGAAAATCCAGTTTTGGATGGGGATATTGATCCAGATAACATTAACATATTACCGGAAAAAATAACATTTGAATTTGTCGTGCCTAAGTCTGCGAAAAAAGGAATTTCCGAGCTCGGTTTGTTTACCTCTGACGGCAAGTTGGTAGTAGGAAGTTGCTTTCCCAGGATCGATCTCGATACCAGGGTTGAGCTTCGTGTATTGGTCGAAGTTTATAGGAAAGATTTGCCACACATATAAATTTTTTAAGTGAAAGGAAATAAAAAATGCCTGGAGATCAAGGGAGCCAAGTAGTTAGCATTATATTCCACGCTTCTGCACAATCTTCTATTGTGAATCGAAGGCATAAAGATACGCGGATGTTAGGAATATACAAAGGGGGGTATATAACTCTGGTTCCTCCATTAAATGTCAGTCTGTCACCACTTGTGTGTGAAATATCAGATGGCACACACCAAGTTCGGGTAGAAACTACTGAAGCCGTGTCCTTGGCAGTAGCAAAAACAACAAAGGAATGGGTTGTTCTTCGATGGACATATACTGGGGTTGCTGCTGATGATTACATGGCAATTCTTGCAGTTACTTCCCCACTAACAAATGATATTGTAGTTGGGAAATGCTCGTTTGATGGAGGAGGAGTACTTCAGGGCTTTGACTATAGTGAGAGAAGCGATCCAGATATTCAACACTTGTTCCTTCGAGTTGAGTCCACAGGAGAGGTAGAACTAAGAGTTAGAATACGAGGTGGAAGAATTCAAACAAACAGTGGAGTGATAGATATACCAGATCAGAAAAGTGATTTGTTTATCCCTCCTGCTTCAAATAGCAAAGTATACCTTGTGTATGTTACTGCAGCAGGTGTTATTGCAATTGATAGTTCCGGAACAGCATCTGCTACTCCAGTGGCACCAAGTTATAAAGGGAAACTAGTTCTTGCAGAAGTAACTCTTGCAAGTACGGATACAAGCATAACTGTGGATAAGATAGAAGATGTTCGAAATTTTATATCTTCGCCGGCAGTTCCGGATGATGTAATGATTGAAAATGATGTTGATGGTAAATTAACAACTAAGCGTTGTTTCAGGGATTATATTTTGGTTCGTGACATTAAAGCTGCTGGTGTGAATGGTGGGACGTTTACTTCCGGAGCCTGGCGTACTAGGGATTTGACAGAGTTATCTTCTGATGTTGGAGGACACGCGGGTTTAGGAGCTAATCGTATTACATTAGCTGCTGGTACGTATGAATTTGAAGTGTCCGCCCCTGGGTATCTTGTCGGGGCTCACCAAGTAAGGCTATATAATATATCTGATGCTTCAATTGTTACTTCTGGGGCAGTTATGTATAACTCGCAAGTGTGTGTTACCCATAGTGTGGCCTGTGGAAGATTTACTATAGCCTCCCCTAAAGTATTTGAAGTCCAACACAGATGCTCAGCAACCCAAGCAACTTATGGTTTTGGCGTAGCTTGTAATTTTGGTAGTTGGGAGCAATACACCATAGCAAGATTTTGGAAAGTTGCTTAATAATAGGAGGAAACAAACGTGGGTGCAACTAATCGCGGCTCGCAAACAATAGTTCATCAATATTTTGAAGATGCTGTTGCTAGTCAGTGGGATAAAAGGCACAAAGATATCCGACCAAGAGGTATCTACAGTGGAGGATACCTTACAAAGGTAAATGATTCTGAGGTTACATTATCCCCTCTTGTTGTTGAGATAGGGGACAGTTCCCTTCAGATAAGTGTTAGAACAGCAGATACATATACACTTAAAACTGGTAATTTAGATTCTGGTTTAATAGCTTCAGCTACTCCATATATAGTTTTAAGATGGAGCTATGCTGCTACTCCAGGGAACTATATGGAGATTCACGCTGTAGCTGCTGCTCTGGCTAACGATATCATAGTTGGGAAGTGTGTATTTGAAGGAGCTACTTTAACCGGGTTTGATTATGCTGATAGAACCTTTTTGAATGTTCAGAATTTATTTCTAAAGGTTGAGCCATCAGAGGCTAGTGAAATGTATGTTAGGGTAAGGGCTGGAAGAATCCAAAGTACTACAGGTTATGTACCTATAGCAGATCAGAAGGTGGGTCCTTTTAGTGTTCCAGGAGGTTCCAATTCACGTATTGATCTTGTTTATGTAGATACAGATGGAACTGTTAATATATTCCAAGGTACCGCAGCAGTTTCACCATCTGCTCCATCTTATGGAGGAAAATTGGTTCTTGCTGAGGTTAGAATAGTAAATGGGGATACATATATCCCAGCTAGTAGAATAACAGATGTCCGTGCATTTATTACCAATTCGACACCCATAGTTTCTGGAATTTTTGGTAGTTGGGCAGCTAGAGCAAATAACACGGTGTATCTAGCGGCAACTGATGGTTTTGTCGTTGGTTCTACGTTTGCTGCTGGTGTGAATTGCAGAGTTTTAACCGATGGTAGTAATCCTCCAACAACAGTTAGAGCGTCGATGTCACAGTCAACAAATGCTCCTTCCGGTAGTTTTACTTTTTGTCCCGTAAGAAAAAATGATTACTGGAAAGCAGAGAATTGTAGCACGGTTTACTGGATGCCAGTGGGAACGTAACTAATGAGTTGTGTAATAAACCACACTAAAACTACTAGAATAGCTATTCCAACTAAATGTAGCCTTTGCCAGGCTTCAAACATAGCATCAATTCTTTCATCTAACGAGTGGCAAGGGAAGCGATGTTTTATAATTGGTGGGGGACCTAGCTTAGAAAACTTTGATTTTCACAAACTTGATGGGGAACTAACTATTGGGGTAAACAAAGCATTTATTGCTTTCTCCCCAACAATAAACTATGCCATGGATTTAAGATTCTATGATGCTCTTAATTCTCCAGACAAAAGGGATCTTAAAGCAGTTGAACTACATAACAAGTGGGTTGCCTATAAGGGAATAAAAGTTTTTCTCAAGAGGTCTGAGAAGACTAGATTCGATCCAAGTGTATATGTTGTTAACTCTTTACCAAATAAAGCTATTAGCTTTGACCTTAAGAAAGGAATATGGGGTGGTAATAATTCAGGATTTGGGGCGCTCATGTTAGCTGTAGCTCTTGGATCGAAAAAAATAGGACTGCTGGGATTTTCAATGAAAGTAGACGAAAAGAAGGGTAGAACCCATTGGCACGAGGGTTACTCAGGTCAAAGTTCAAGGGAACTTCCCAGAAAGTTAAGAAGTTTTGCTCAGTGTTTTGAAGAATTTACACCCTCGATAAGGTCAAATGGGATCGAGGTTGTTAACTTGGATTTGGATAGTGCTCTTGAATGTTTTCCTAAGGAGGACTTTCAAGCATTTTTATCTAGATAAGTAAGAGGTAGGAAGAGGTGAGAGAAAGAGTATTTGTTGTAGCTGGAGGACCAAGTCTTGGGAATTTTAATTTTTGTTCTCTCCAAGATGAGGATACCATTGCTGTTAATAAATCAGTATTCTATGTTCCAAACCCAAATTTCTTCATTTCTGTAGATTATACCTTCCTTAAAAAAGTAAGCCATTCAGATTTTAATAAGATTAATACCACGAAAGTGTTTGTTGCAGATTTAGGCCACCCTTTTCTTCGGGAGGAGGAAGGAAGAATTGTTGATACAAGGTTTAACCTAATATATTGTCTAAATGAATACAACATGGTGATTAAAAGTTATAAGCAGGATGGAATAGGGCTTACCTTCAATGATTTTCGAACGGGCAAAAACTCAGGTTTTTGTGCACTACAATTAGCTATTATATTAGGATATAAAGAGATATATCTACTTGGAGTAGATTTAAACACATCAGACAAATCTTCTCACTTCCATAAGGGTTATGGTGAACCTAAAGAGAAGTTTGATTCAAAACTACCCATGTATTATAATTATTTTAAATCTGGCTTAGAAGAGCTACAAAGGAAAAGTAGGATTCAAGTTTTTTCGTGTTCGGAGAGAAGTAGCCTAAACAAAATTATTTCCTACAGAAATGTGCAGGAGGTTCTTGAATGAACAAGAGAGCAATTTTACTTAATGATACAAGTAAAGAGTTTCATTTTGGGTGTGAGATGGTAATTCAGAATATAAAAACTCTCTGTAGAAAATATGGGATTGATTTAATTGGATCTTTTGATAGGAATTCCATTTCTGATACTAACGTAGAGTTAATGAGTAAAGTAGGAGCTTGCGACTTTATTATAGTTAATGGGGAAGGAACTTGCCATCACTGTGCTGGAAATGCCCTAAAATTGTTATGTTTTGGTGAAAAACCTAAAATTTTAATCAACGCTGTTTGGGAGAAAATGTACTTTGCAACTGGTATTCTGGATAAGTTTTGGTATATTTCTGTTAGAGAAAGTAGATCGTATAACGAGATTAGAAAGTGCATTCCAGAAGAACGGGTTTGTATCGTGCCAGATCTAAGTTTTTATAGCACTGGAAGTATTAGGATGCATGATATAGGATTTAGTGATAGTGTCATGGATATAAGAAAAAGGTTTATGGAAGAAAACAACTATTTTCCAATGCAAGTTGAAGCAACACATCCTGATTTGTATGCCTATGTTAACTGGTTAAAGAGTTTAGATTTGTACATTACTGGAAGATTTCATGGGGTTTGCTTAGCTATGATGCTAAAAGTTCCTTTTTTGGCTATCCCCTCAAATTCCCATAAAATCGAGGGGTTACTGGAGGATTGTGGATGTTCAGATTTGATAATTACTAGTAAAGAGGAGATTGTACAGAAAAGAGCAAGAGCAAAAGAGTTAGTTCTACAGGCCTATCAATATGCAGAGTCTGCGAAAGAAAAAATAGAAAAAAGTTTTGAGACTATTTCACACCTTGCTACTACTCTTGGAACCAATTTACATCATCCCAGTACTTATAGAAGAATGTGAGCTACCTATGGCTAAAGCTCATAGGCTTTCCTGTTCACAATACTTGTAAACAACTATACTTTAGAATGGAAGGAAATTATAATAATGCCTAAAGTAAGTGTTCTAATGGGGACGTTTAATAGGCAAACTCTCATGCGATCTTCGATAGCGAGTATTCTCGATCAAACATACAAGGATTTTACCTTTCTTATTTGCGATGACGGTTCAACAGACAATACTTGGAAAGCTCTTAAAGTCTATGCTAAGAAAGACCCAAGAATATCCTTGCTTAGAAATAAATTGAATAAAGGTGTACCCTACACTATGAACAGGCTTCTTGATGCGTGCAAAACTGAGTATGCTTGTTGGATGGGTAGTGATGACGTATCAAATATTTATAGACTTGAACTACAACTAAAAGCTCTTCAAAAAGAAAAAAAGATGATAGCGACTGGAGGGGTATGGTTTAGTGAACGCAAGCAGATTAACCATCGAGAAGAGCCACGAAGAGATAATAAGGGTAGAGTAATTAAATTTGTTACTGGCTCATTACTTTTTCCTGTAGATAAAAAAATTAGATTTCCGGAGAATACAAGCTGGTTTGGAACAGATGCAGCATGGTATCTAAAAATGACAAAGGAGTACAAAACCTATACTCTCGACCAGGTATTGTACTATGTAAGATCCCATATTGAAAGAATTGGGGTGGCAAAGAGAAGATATAAACAACTTCCCTCTGATGTTAGAAAAGGAATGTCATTTGTAGATACACTTGAATATATGAAAGGTCAAAGGTGAGGATAGAGCAGTGCTACGTTTGTAATGCGATAAAAGCCTTTAAGGCCCGCATTTTCAAGAAATATAACTTTGTAGAATACACAAATACAAAAGAACCAGTTATCTTCTTTGGTTGCTACAACCAGAAAAATCTGGCTAAAATACTTTCGCATGATCCAGATTCTTTAGTGGTTCTTGTTTGGCGTGGTAGCGATGCACAGGCCCTTCAGAATATTGAAGCAAGAAAAGGCTTTGCAGAACTCTTTCAGAGAAAAAATGTAAAGCATATAGCCATTTCCAGTTTTGTAGCTCAAGATTTAAAATTATGTGGGGTTCCGTACATTTTTCTGCCAATCTCACATGTTCCTGTGGAACAATTTAAGCCCACAGAACTAGGTAGCAAAATCTACATCTACAATTATGGACAGAAGTGTTTGAGATATGGACAAAGTATTATAGACGAGGTTCTGGCTTCTCTTAAGGATATTGAAATCCTTCCCACAGCTTGGGGAAAGTATTCTCCTGCAGAAATGCAAAACATTTATAAGCAGTGTTTTATAGGACTGAGACCCATAAAGCACGATGGATTATCCAATACTGTTGTTGAACTGGGCCTGATGGGCCGTAGATGCATCTATAATGGGGAACTTCCTAATGCTATTCATTGGAAAGGTGCCTCAGATATTGTTACATCAATCCGAGAGGAATATAAGAGGGTGGGCCAAAGGATTGATGATGTAGCCAAGAAAATGCTGGAGTATATTAACATTTCAGATGACTGGTTAAACACCGAGTATTACGGATTTGGATAAAAAAGTGGGATGGCAATGAGCAGAAGTATACGAATGAATCTTGGCCCGTATGAGGGGTATCTTTGTCCCATCTTTGATGCCATGAAATTAGTTGAGAAGAAGTTGGGATTTTCTTTGGGGGTAGACCCAACTATTCCGGTCTGTAGTATTTCTGTAGACGGGGAAATTGTTGCCTACATAGCACACGCAGATGGTTTTGAATTCAACAAATTTGACTGGCCAAATCTACAGGAAAGAGATTACAAGCGGGTTTTTAAGTTTCATTACAGTCCAAACCTTTTTGATTACTCTATATATGGTGAGTATAGTAAGAGGATAATACCTTGTGGTCTCTACAGATGGTGGCGGAATCGGTCCTTTAACAAATCTGATTTGCTCAATCGAGCCAGGCCAATAGATGTGGTTGCTTTGATGCGATACTGGAATAGAGGTACTCCCCCAAATTCTAATAAACCATGGGCTGTTGCTCGGCGAACCCTCATTGAGCAGGCTAAACTTTTGGAAGAGAGAGGGTTCAACACAAGATACGGACATAAATCACCACAAAGTGAATACGAAAAATTGCTACTGGATACAAAATTGGGCTTTGTTTGGAGTGCCTCTGCCTACCTTGGATGGAAGATCCCAGAGTTTATTCAGCAAGGGATTATCATGATTACAGAACCTTTGGGAAAGGATTATCCATTTGCTAACGACGTTATTTTTGAAGATAATGTTCATTGTGTCTTTTGCAGCGACCCCAAACAATTTGGGTCGAAAGCTATAGAATTGTTAGAAGATCCTAAGAGGATGAACTGCATTCGAAAGAATATTGTGGATCTTTGGGAGATGAAGCTCCGCCCTGAAAAAATTGGCGAATGGTATTACCGAAAGATTGTTGAACATTAGGAAAGTTATATGAGAGCTATGTATTTTCTAACTCCGTATCATAATAATGTTGGGGGTAATGCCCAAGCATACTGTTTACACAAAATGCTGTCTGAATTTTTTGCTTTAAAGGACAAGAAAAAGTACTGTTTTACGGAGAAACTTCGTCTTCATATTGTAAAAGGAGGATAGAATGCCTTTGTCGTTCCAGGTTTTGGAAAAGTTCAAGAAGGATATAAACGTCTTTGTTGAGACCGGCACATACAAGGGAGATGGTATTGTTACCGCAATTAAAGCCGGGTTTCAGCAGATTTATAGTATTGAATTTTCCAAGCTGTATTATGATCGTTGTTGTAGAAGATTCAGAGAAAATAGTAATGTTAAAATTGTACTTGGGAGTAGTGCAGAGCAGCTTAAAAATATTCTTAAGGACGTATCTGAACACGCTATTTTCTGGCTAGATGCTCATTCCAATAAAGATTTGGGTTGGCCTGAACCTTTGACAGAATCATTTCCGTTGCTTTTAGAATTGGAGCAGATAAAGCAACATCCAATTAGGAATCATACGCTTCTTATAGACGACAGACGATTATTTGCAGATAACTTTGGAAGTTGGCCAGTTATTAAGGAATCAGATGTTATTGCCAAACTCAAAGAAATAAATCCGGGGTACAACATAAGTTATGTAGACAGCCCATTATTCAAAGACGATATAATTGCTGCGGAGATATAGTAGAATGAATCTACCGAATTGGCTAGCAGAATATCGTAAAGTCGTTACTTCCCAGCACGGAGAGGATGGTGTTATAGAGAAGATTTTTGAGATTATTGGTTCTAAAAATAAATGGTGTGTTGAATTTGGAGCTTGGGATGGCAAACTCTACAGTAACACCTTTAATTTGATTGTAAACAGAGGTTGGAATGGGGTTGAGATTGAATCAGATGCTGGAAAGTTTGCTGAACTGAAGACGACCTATAAAGGTTTTCCAGTGATGTGTTTAAATTCTAAAGTAGAGATAGACGGAATTAACAGCTTAGATAGTCTTCTTAAAAATACTCCTTGCCCAAAAGATTTTGACTTTCTTTCGATTGATGTTGACGGCCCCGATTATTATATTTGGGAAGCTTTTGTAGAGTATACCCCCAGTATTGTCTGTGTTGAGTGTAGCCCAACACTTAGAAATGGTGAGGAGTTTATTCAACACATCCCATTCCCACGTAAGAAGTATGTGGGAACATCATTAGCTTCCTTAACGAAATTGGCGAAGAGAAAAGGCTACGAATTGATATCTGTTTGTGCAATTAACGCTTTCTTTGTGACCAAGCAGTTGTTTCCACTTTTTGAGATAAAAGATAATGATGTTTCTAATTACAAGATTTGGGCTTTAGATGCTAGGGGCCAGCCAGGTGCCTAAAGGGATAGTACAAGTTGCCCGGCTTGGTAAGATGGGACGTTTTGGCAATCAAATATTTCAATATTTATTTGCCAGAACCTACGCTGAAAAGTATGGTGCTACTCTTGAAATACCTAACTGGGTGGGTCAGAAGATATTTAAGAATGTAGAACATCCAAAACCATCTGTAAAATTACCACCAACAAAAACGGATTGTGTAAAGTGGGGGACAATAAATATAGATTTGTGTGGATACTTTCAAAGGAAAGAATTTATAGACATTTTGTCTGAAGCAAAAATAAGAAGTTGGCTTCAATTTCAAGATAAATGGGTAAGCCTTTTTCCGAAAGAAGCCACTTTTTCTGTGGTAGCTCATCTTCGCAAGGGTGATTACGTTAGTAAGTTTTCAAATGAATACTGCGAGATATCTAAAGAGTCCTACCTACGGGCGTGTGACAAATTTAATATACCAAAAGGGAATATTAGATGGGTAGCAGAAGAGACACAAACTGAGGACCCCAGATTGGAGAGAGATTTGCAATTTTTGCCTGATTTCTTCTTAATGGTGAACGCGGATGTTCTCTTGAGGGCTAATTCTACATTCAGTTTTTGGGCAGGTTTTTTCAATAAAAACAGGGTGTATAGTCCAGTTGTACGAGGAAAAACAGGTTTTAATATAGTTGAATTTGTTGAGGGTAATCATGCTTCAACTGTAGATACGAATGCAGATTTTTGTTTTAGGAAGTAGTAACGTGAGTGCAAAGGTAAAAAAATCAGATGAATACAAAAGGTGGCTTGCAGCCGGTGGGGATCACCAGATTGAGATTTTTCCCTTTTTGAATGAAAAAAGCAAAGTCTGGGAAGTTGGTTACTGGCACGGCCGCTGGGTGAGGGAAATAGTGCAAAGATATAACCCATTTATCTTTGCGTTCGAACCGATAGAGGAATGGTACTTGGATGGCAAGAAGGAATTTGTCAATAATTCTAAGGTTACAATGTTTCCTTTTGGTTTAGGTAGCAGTACTAGACTTCAGAAAGTGGGTGTTAAGGAGGATGCCACCGGAATATTCTGTCCAGGAAAACATAGGAACATCCAGATAAAATCCGTTGTAGATTTTATAACTGAGAATCATATAGAAGGTATTGATTTGCTGCAGTGTAATTGTGAGGGTGGCGAGTATGAAATACTCCCAGCTATGATAGAAAGTGGATTGGTAAATAAATTCGAACATATAGCTATTCAATTTCATCAATACGGCGAAGAAAGTGTCTCTCGAAGACAAGCAATTCAAGATGGGTTATCTAAGACGCATACTTCCGTTTTTTGCTTTGATTGGCTTTGGGAGTTTTGGGCGAGGAAGTAATTATGCCTAAAGTATCAGTTATAATGCCGGTTTTCAACGGAATCCGGTTTTTGGACAGAGCTATCCAGAGTATTCTTAATCAAACAGAAAAGGATTTAGAATTTATTATTATTGATGATGGTTCTACAGAGGCTGTGTTTGATAGAATCAAAACATACAATGATCCAAGGATAAGAGCTTTTAGAGAAGATGAGAATAAAGGGCTTACCATTCGGTTGAATCAATGTTTGGATTTGGCCAAAGGTGAGTTTATAGCAAGAATGGACGCTGATGATGAAAGTCATCCAGAGAGAATTAGTAAGCAGCTGTTAAAGTTTGAACAAAATATCGGGTTTGTTGGTTGTTGGGGCCAATCATTTGATGAACACGGGATAGCAATAAGAAAATATGTAGATATTCATTGCCGGTGTACAGATGATGATTTAAAAAATATCTACCCAAAGAAATTATGTATGATTGATCCTTCAATGATTTACTCTAGGGCTGCTGTGGAGAAGGTCGGTTACTTTGATCCTCTAGCGCTCACTGGTGAAACATACAACTATACCAGAAGAGTACAACAATTTTTTGAAGGAAGAGTCGTTCAGGAAATTCTCTATTACCGTACGTATAGAAAAGATTCTGTAATGCGGTTACTAAGAACTCCAATTGACATCATAGCGTTGGCAAATCAACGTGCTGTAAACAGTCCAATTATTAAGGAAATACCATGAAAAGTATACTATGGATTTGTGACGTTCCTGATTGGGCTTATGATATCAATGCCAAAATGCTGGCTGCAAATATGCCTCAGTGCAAACATTATCACGGATACAAGAAGAAATTCCAAGAAGTTTTGGAGAACTTGGGCCGGCGGGTTGATATTGTGGTGGCTATGAATCCAACGTGTTTACATTTATACAAAAGATTTGACAACTTGGTTTCTATTCTTGATAGTGTTCGTGCGCTAACTCCTTCAAGACTAGAGATACTTTCCAAAGTAGCTGGTGTAATTTGCACCAACAAAGTTTTGTTTGATGTCGCCTGCACTAAGAACAGTAATGTAATTTTGCAACCCAATGGTGTAAACTTAGATTCGTATTATCCTCTACCATGGAGAAATACTGAGAAGTTTACTGTTGGATTTGCAGCAAATATCGAGGGCGCTAATGCCGATTACAAGGGGTGGCCACCATATCAAGAAGCAGTAAATTCTTTGGGAGACAGGATAGAGCAGAGAAATGCTATTCGTGGTAAACATCAAATCGCTGCCAATCGAATGGTTCCTGATTTCTATCATAAAATAGACTGTTTGGTGCTTCCAAGCAAGAATGAAGGATGTTCAAATGTTATTGCTGAAGCACTATCTTGTGGAGTTCCTGCAATTTGCACCAAAATAGGATACCACGGACACGCCCTTGAGAATTACAAACAGTGTATTTTTGTAGAAAGAGCAGGAGAATCAATCAAGAAAGCTATTTTGCAAATGGTTGAGAACCCAAGCCTATACAGAAGTATGCGAGAAGAAGCAAGAAAATTTGCTGTTGATAATCATGACATTCGATTAGTGGCTCAAAACTATGTTAATTTCTTTGAAAGGATTACACCAAATGTATAGCTTTGATTTAGTTTCTTGGTATACTCCGGAATGGTCTACAATTTTTATATTGGTCTTATTGTGTTGTGTAGCTTTCATTTTTGGCAGAAGAAGGAGATGAGATGAACTGGTTAATCATTTCTTATTTTACTCCTGATTATCAAAAACATGCTAATCGACTTGTTGAATCCTTGAAAAGGTTCAATATTCCTAATGATATTCATCTGGTTAATGACTTAGGTGATTGGTATAAAAACACACAGTTTAAGCCTGTTTTTCTTCAACAAATGTTAGAAAAGCACTTTCCCAAGTCTATTGTGTATGTCGATGCTGATGCGGAGTTTCTTCAATATCCAGGTTATTTCGATAAACTTGATATCGATCCAGATGTAAACATTGCAGTTCATATTTTGGATCACTCAAAGTACAGAAGAAAAAATCATCCCCCTGAGTTACTTAGTGGTACAATTTTTCTTAAAAACAATGAAGAAGTTCGTATAATTATTAAAGAGTGGATCTCTGAATGTTCAAAAGATTCAAAGTTGTGGGACCAGTGTGCATTAGCTATAGTTCTAAAGCAGCACAAATATCACCTGTTGCCAGAGAATTTGTGCGTGATCTTTGATTATATGAGTAGTGTTAAAGATCCTGTGATAAAACATTACCAGGCTTCTAGAGAGTTTCGAAATAAAAGGAATTTCAAGAGAGTACAAGTGAGAAAAGTATAATTATAGTAAGGAAGGAAGTTTACTCCATTAGGAAGGCAAATCTGTAAGTGAGAGAACTTAAGTATCCATTTCTGTAAGGAGAAAGTATGATCCACGAAACTATCAAACAAGGCATCCGTAATGATATTAGCAATGGCCTTTCAGTTAAAGAGATAGCTCAGACGTACGGAGTTAGTAAGAGAACGGTTTATCGTGTTAAGTCAGGAGTGAAGGGGGAAGGTATAAAAACAGTATCCCATGATTTAGAAGTGCGAGAGCTCAGACAGGGATTAGCAGATCAAAGATCAAGATACAACGTTGCACTAGATGAAGTAAAATCTCTTCAAGAAGAACTCCGTCAATATGAAAGTCTCACAAAGTTAAGCTCTGTTCTTGCTCCAGCAAACTGGAAAATTGAACCTACCCATAGAAAAGAGGTAGTAGCTTTTACTCTAGCAAGTGACTGGCATATTGATGAGAATGTGGACAAAACTGTAGTTGGTGGGGTTAATGAATACAATAGGAAAATAGGAAAGGAACGAATTGAGTGGTATTTCAAGTATACCTTAAGGCTTCTCAATATGTGTAGGAAGGAATCTGATATCAGAAGACTTGTTATAGGAGCTTTAGGGGATTTTATGACTGGATGGATTCATGAAGAGCTCAAAGAGGATAGCTCGATGACCCCTCCTGAAGCTGTAGTTGAAATATTTGAATTGTGGATCAACGGATTACACTTCCTTCTTAATGAGGGGGATCTTGAAGAGATAGATATGGTATGCTGCTGTGGAAATCATTCTAGAATTACGGATAGAATCCAAACTAAAAAGTCTCCCAAAAAGACTTACGAATGGTTGTTATATCAGTTCTTAGCTAAGTGGTTTGCTATGCAAGGAGAGACTCGAATTAAGTTCAAGCTTCCACAAGGTTACTTTAACTGGCTAACTGTGTTTGATAAAAAGTTGAGATTTCACCATGGAGAGAGAATAGGCTATCACGGTGGAGTTGGAGGGATACATATTCCATTAAGGAAAGCAATTGCCCAGTGGAATAAAGCGCAACATGCAGATTTGGATATTCTAGCGCATTGGCATACGCGGGAAACCAGCAGAGATTATGTTATCAATGGATCGGTTATTGGCTACTCTGAGTTTGCTGAGTTAATTAAAGCAGATTACGAACCACCACAACAGAGCTTCTTTATTTTACACCCAAAGTTTGGGAAAACGGCCGAGTTCCCTATCGTTCTTTCTTATCGGAAGCAAATGTAAAGAAATAGAATTGTTGGAAAAGACAAATAGAATATCAAAGTAACTTTACACATTTATGTGTGCAAAGAAGTAGCAAAGTTTTTCTCACTTCCTTCGCGGGGGCGGGGCAGCGATGGACGTTGCTCCGCTTTCGTCTTTTAACCTCCAGCACCTTCTCAATGGCATAACACTTCGTACAAATCACCCTTTCTTTGATTTGAAAGGTTATTTGTTCTGCTGTAAGTGAGATAGGTAATTTAAGGTGTTGTCATCTACCTATGGCTAAAGCCCATAGGTTTTAGAAGTCAGTCCACATAATTCCTGAGAACTACAATTTCTGACCTCTTCAGTGATTCCACCCGCTTTTCCATTTGAGACTTGTTAGCATTTTGGGGCTTATCAGCATCACTTTTCCTCGTATACTCGATAGTAATGCTATTGGGTGATTCACTAATTACTTTAGCCCGGTTGTATACAGCATGGGTGGTTTGTATGAATACAAACTGTGAAGCTGGGGTATCCACAGCTGGAAATCCAAGCGGACCACTTGTCCATGCTTGTTTTCTTACGCTAAGGTCTTCTCTTACAAATTGAACTTCCATTTTAGTTCCCCTTTCTTATTTGTTCTTTTCAAAAACCCGGTTTATTTTTGCCTGCACTTCCTGGTTAAATCTTACGAGTTTTAGATTACATCCAGTCAAACACTGAGGGTAGAGTTGTTGGTCTAAACTATGATGTATCTCTTCTAAAGTTGTATCTCTAATGTTAAAGAAACTCGGAGGTAACTTGTCCCGAAATAGATGTGAGCATCTCCAAACCCTTCCTTGTTCATCTATGGTTAACTCACTTTTGGAAATATAGCATAAGCCGTTTAGATTTTCAGGATATTTACAGGATGAAGATAAAGTTTTAGCATTATAGGATTGTTCAAACAACCATAGGCTTTCTTTATCATTGTTAATTTCAAACATTCTTTTCATTGCTGGAGCAATTTGACCCCAAAACAGTTCCTGGTCTTCCTCGGTGAAAAGAAACCTTTTGTTACTTCCTTTATAAACTGAAAAGAAAATAGCATAGAGTGAAGGTAGTGTATTATAACACCAAGCCAGAAATGTGGGGGTATCTTGATAATTTTCTTTGGTTAAGGTATATGTAATGCTGGTATCTCGAGCTTTATCATAATTTTCTAGTTGCCAAAGATTTATTACAATTCTTTTGAAAGCTCCTTCATGATGAACTATGCTATCAAAATACTGCTCTTTATAGGTATCAAGAGATACTTTTATCCTGTCAATAAATTTGTAAGTTTCCTTGTTAAGTAACTTGAAACAGTTAGAGTTAAGATTTATTGTTACATTTTCTGGTCTGTTTTGTATAGCTTCATCCAACCAACTTACCATAGTTGGCTCCCCACCGGTAATGTGTAAAATACCACCACCTATTTGAGAATATTCTTGGACAATTTTTGCAAACAACTCCTTGGGTAAAGTGCAACCATTATGATACTCATTGCAATAATCACATCTAAAGTTGCACCGGGAGGTAATATGCAGAGCAATGCGACCCAGTGGTGGGTGAGTATTTTTCAACTCCGCGGCAACCGTTTCGTCTATCCGTTTTGCAAAACTGTCCCAATATCGTTCCTGCATTTTTCCCTTAACCTTCTTTAAGAAATCGTTCACATCTTTTCCAAATTCGACGATACGATATTTTATCACTTCTGTTGATTAAAGAAGTTGGTCATTCTTGCTCTCTTGTAAGAAATTCTACATTTTTCTCCATCTTTTTACGGAGCGAGTATGTACTCCACAAAGTCCTACACCATCTATGTATTCTTTAACTTTTTTGCTGCATCTATAGAAATGAAATCCTGTGGAATCGGTTACTGTATGACAACACCTACCATCTTTTAGATTTGCATATTCTTCTTCAACTGTATAAGGAAAGTTCATTTGAATCCACTCCCACAGATCCACGGTCTGCTGTGCTACCAGTTACACTACGGCCACCATGCACGGTTTTACCTGCTAACTAACATCCATCCTGGAACAATAGGGATCAATGCACTAATGCACCCTAGAAAGGAAGCAAGTACTATCTTTGCGATTCCGAGAGCAATAGTAAGTGGAGCTATTTCAGGTGCTCTGATTGCGTTAATTACTTGAACAATTCCTCCAATGAATGCCCACCAGAGACCGATGTACAATCCAGTAACAACACCAATTAGAATTAAAGTAATTCCTAAAACGGCTTTCATTTTACTCTCCCTTCAATTATGTTAGAAATTTGTTTTGATTATTTTTTATCAAACTACGCTTCACCATTTAGCTGCTTATGGCAAACCGGGCACAGCTTCGAGTGGCTAGCTAGATGCGCCGCTACTCGATTTAATACACCTCGGCTATTTGGATGCTCTTCAAAAACGCTTGAGTGTGTATCTACATTAGTTAGACAAAGATAAAGATCATAGAGTGTTTCTGCCTTGTTGTCAATCAGAACATTCTTGACCTCTTTCTGCAGCCTCTCCGGTACTCTTGACTGCTGAAGGACTGAATCAAGTACTGCAGAGGTCTGCTCATCCACCTTGATCCCGCAAAGCTGCTTAAGATTATCCACCTCCATATCAAAGAGCTTGCTCGCTTCAGTTACCATCCTCTGCATCCAAATCCCAATATCTTCCTTTTGATTTTTCCTCTTCCATGATTCAAGTTGGTGCTCGGTCGTTGCACCATTAGTGCACCACTGATTAAACAGGTATGGTGCAATCCTGGTAGAAGCTTTTCCCTCAAGACTGTGTTCAATCCTAATCCCAGCATTGTAAGTATCTCGGTCAGTTAGCTTAACTTCTCTTGGTGTTAGAACACTAAACTGAAAGGATAGGGGACCAAAATAAGCTTTATGGTACCCTGCTACTGACTTCCCAAGAACACTTTCAGCAGCGTTGACAACTTCTGATATCTTAACGTGCTTGAAGTTGGCTTTTGGAATAGCCATAACAGCGTTGTCTCCAATGGTGAGGAGCCGGAGAGTTTCCTCAGCGAGTTCATGCTGGTACCAGTAGTTAAGATGAGGAACTACTAGGTCCTTGACTTGCTCAGCTGGAATCTTTGACAGATATGGTCTTGGAAAACCAACGTAAGATACCAAGTTGTCAAGTGCTTTCGGACTTAATGTGGTCACTCCTGCTCTATGAGCCAAGGAAACAACCCCTTCTGGATTAACCTGGAATTCTATACTACTTCCTAATTCTACTTCTAAGGGTTCTGAAGCTTCGTAGTCCTTTACCTGATCCAATAGCTGCTCCTTTGTTAGAACACCTTTTAGTTCGTTTACTTTCATGATTTTTTACCTCCAAATTATGAGTAGTTTAATTTTTTTCTTAAAAAACACTACTTAGTTTTTACCCACTCTACACTGGACTGGCTCTGAATTGTCTGCCGGGTATATCCATTCTCGACAAAAATTTTTGTTCTCCAGTTAGCCATAGCAAAAATACCCAGGACCAGAGCGAGTAATGTAGTACACGTAATTCCCGTTAACCATACTACTGTTCTGTCACTCATTTTTCATACCCCCAAAAATAGTTGTTATTTGTCAGGTAAATCTTCAAGTAACTTAGCAAACTCTTCCTCTCAAATACTCTGGTCCCCCACACCCTTCTCGGCTTATGGCTGTAACAGATTCAGCCTCTTCAAAGACTTTTATGTACTTATCTAATTGCTTCTTAATCATAAAATATAATAACTCTGCTTGAATTCTATGGAGTTTTTTATCAAGTGGATCTGTTGTTTCCTTCTCTTTTTCCTGCTCTTTTGTAAATTTTTCGATCAAATCCTTAGTACTATCTGGTACGTAGTTTGAAGAGACAGATAGAAGGCTATCTTTTCCTAATACCAGGATTGCAATCTCACTTCGGCTGAAACCAAGTTTGCGAAGAGCGGCAGCACAGTATAAATATATAGTTTCTACATTGGAAAGCATTAGTATTTATCCCTTACTTTTTCTTAGCCAAAGGCAATAGGTTCTCGATTTTCTATAAAATGTAAACATCGACTACAGAGAGGGATCTGAATCCAGTTGCAACCGTGACATTCATTGTCAAGATGAAGTCTAAGACTGCGCGTTGCTTTCCGTCGACACCTTCTACCATTTCTATAATCTAATCCTTGACATTGTTGTTTTAGTTTCATTTTTCACTCTCCTTTTTCGAAGTGTATCCACCATACCCATAGTGGTCAAAAAATGACTCATCCAATACTTTTGTGGTCACGGGTTTGGCTTTTAATTTTTTACTGGGCTTCTTTGCTTGAAATTCCCTTACCCTTTCAAGTGCTATTCCTTCGCGTTCTGCTTCTTCATCTATTTTATTCTTATCCATTTTTCTTTATCCTGTTGTTCTTACGTTCTAACTTTTTGATTCTCTTCTCGAGGAATAGGACGTAGTTCCAAATCTCTTCTAGAATTTTGTGTGGGTCTCGGTTGATATTGTAAAAATCTGCTTCTAAAAGGATTCTAAGCTCTTCTGCATTTCGCTTTGAATATGCTTTAGCTTCCATCTAGATACCTTCCAAAATAAATTTGATTACCCATTTTTGGTCCTCTTTTATAAATTATAACCTCTTTTTGGGGGGGATACAAATGAAAAATTGGAATTTTTCTAAAAATTCTCATCTTCTTACTTTACTTCTAATGCTATTTCTTAGTTTAATCTCCCTCCCATAGGTAATTCCAAGCATTTCCCTAGCTACTTTCCTCCTCACAAAGTATTTTTCTCCATATAACCACAGCATTGTTTTGGTATACTCTAACTCTTCTGAAGTAAGTTTTTTGAGTAAAAATGTGATGGAGGCAGCTTCTACAGGGTTTACACTATTTTTTGGTCTTCTTTCTAACTTCTCCTTTCGGTCCGAACCGTCCTTGAAATGTTGGTACGATTCTTTTATAATATCATAGAAGCGCTGCCGAAGTCTCATAGTAAGATAAGTCCTGAAGGAAGCGCCTTTTTCGCTAGAGTAGGCCTCTTTAGTAAGTAAAAAGACAATCACTCCTTCCTGAACTAAATCCTTAGTTGTGTATTGCGAAGGCTTCCTTATCTTGTGGTAAGCTACCCGTGCGTGATCTTCAATGAGTTTGATATACCGTTCAAGTTGCGTTTCCATTTCACTTTACCAATCCTTAACATTGTTCTACTAATTTGTATCCAAGTTTTTCTGCTAGCTTTATTGCTTCTTCTTTTGTTTCAAAGCACCCAGGTGCGTCCCAAAGAAACTTATTTGCTGTATGGCTTAGGTATAATCCTATTGAGCCGCGCCATCCCCCATCTTTATGTAGGAGGGGGGTGTGCTTGATCACTATCAACAATATAGTAACCAGCTTGACCAGTAAACTCTGGAGTCTTCGATGTAAGTTTTCTTAGATAGACTATTATTTTTTCTTTTCCCATTTATCTACTCTCTTTTCTTCAAAAAAATGTCCTTAGTCGATTTCTTGCCAGTTTGCAGTACTTCGGAGATATGTCAATTCCAATATACTCCCGGTTCAACTTTTTCGCGACTGTACAAGTGGTTCCAATCCCGCAAAATGGGTCAAGTACTATGTCCCCAACATATGATAACAACTTTATGCATCTTCTTGGAAGTTCTTCTGGGAAAGAAACTGGAAAAGATTTATTCCTTACCGGGGGAAACCTCCACGTTCCTCGAACCCACTTTTTGAACTCATCCCCAGTTATATTGGATATTCCTTTATCCTGCCTTTTCCAATCACCTTTACTGGCTATGATAATTGCTTCATAAGGACAGTATATGTAGGGAGCACTAGCAGAAGCCCAACTTCCCCAGGCAGTGAGGGTTGCTCTAGTTTCGTCTTCCCAAAGGATAATGTTATTCAAGTTAAACCCTACCTGTTCGAGTAGGTTGCTAAACCTAACGCATGGTAGGTCTCTTCCTATCTGTCTATTTCCCATGTTAACTAAAACGTTTAGAGCTATTCGCCGGTTATCCTTTAAGACTTTGTAACATAAAGATACCCATTCTTTACACCAAGAATAGTATTCATCAAATGGACGGGGGTCATTGTAGTTGTTATATTCAATCCCGCAGTTGTAAGGTGGACTCGTCACGACCAGATCTACAGACTCGGCTGGCATTTCTTGTAAGACTTTGATGCAGTCCCCGGTTAGTATTTTGTTGAGGTAGTTGTTCATTTTCATCCCTATTTTGTTCTTTTTAGAATGGCCAGAAAGAAGAGAGTGGGCCTCCTATAGCTAAAGCTCATAGGTTTAGAAGTTACTCTTTTATAAACCAACCTGGTCTCTCACAAGCAGTTTGACATTTCTTACACGTACAGGGGTTTTTGGGTTTCACTTCTGCACCTCACTTTCAACATAAACAACAATAGGCATAAATAGCAAGTAGCACTACTTGCCATTCAATACCAGCCATATTACAAAGTGTTTTGAGCATATCATTTTTATCCCAAAAAGCCCGGCAGAGAAATGTTCTCAATACCGGGCATGGATAGTAAAATGTTTAGTTATTGGCCCCAATGTGAACGCCCTCCATACTGCCAAGTATCTTCACCATCTCCCAGCGTTCGATATCCGTAGAAACGCCAATCGTCTCGGAGCACCCCATTATTTAGGTCACACCCTCGAATTGCCCAAGCATAAACTAGACCACCATGTTTCTCCCAAAAATTCGCAGCTGCCACACAAGTAATAGTTTTCCAGTCTGGTGGGCGCGAAGAAAAAGCAAGAAATAAATTGTTATCTTCAACTTTCCACTCTTTAATTTCGGGGACATCCCCAATATATGGGCAGGGTATATTGGTTAATACTGCTCGTCCTTGTTTATTCACTTGATCCATTCGCTGCTGTTCAGTTGCTAAAGTAATTGGCTTCTTTGTAGGTTCTGGTTCTGGCTTCTTTGTATGTTCTGCTACAATTATTATTAGGCAGGCCCCCAGCAATCCTACTATCATTGTCACAATTAGCTTGTTCATCTTACTGTCCTTTCAAAAAAGTTAATCTTTACAAGCTGCCCACACAAGAGCAACTACCCACCCAATTAATGTCCACCCAAGAAGCAAATTAAGTAAAAGAATAGCACAACCATTTCGCTTCTTATTTATTGCTGCAACAAAAGTTGGAAGGAAATATAAACAAATTAAGAATAGTAGAGCCATTTTACTGTCCTTTCAAATGGTTAATCTTGCTAGCCTATCAGTATCCTCCTTAGAATTCCCAACGCCATCCTACACTACCGGTAACACCCCGCCTACTATCACAATCAACTGTTACAACAAGTTTGCTATTTATTGGAAAATAGCTTAACCCAACACCATATAAGCCATAAACATTCCAACCTTCATCTTTGTAGTAATCAGGAGGACCTAACGCAGAGGTATACAGGTGAACCTCATCTGCGAATGTTACTCCACCGAACACTGTTGCAAATAACCGTGAGTGTTTGATAGTCTCGATACCATATTTTACAAAGAACCCAAACTCCGGCATGCTCCGCACTGCTCCCTCATCGGTAAGATATCCATACCGGGACTCAAAACGATACCATCCCGACCAATCTGGATCATTTGTCCGCACCGCATCTTTAGGAAGACCTTCATTGTTTAGAATAATGGGGATACCCAGAGCGATTAAATTGTCGCGGTCAAAATAATTCTCCGTAATCCTTCCAAATTCAAAAGTTATGTTAGAAGAATCAGTTGGACCACCATGCCCACCACCAATAGTAAAGTAACCTTCTCTAGCAACTATTGGGGAACCAAACATCCCCACCAACACTATTATTGTCACAATTAGCTTCTTCATCTTTCTACCCTTTCAAACTCTGTTCCCTTTTAGGTTTTAGAAATTAGCTCTTTTTATAAAATAACTCCTACATTGTGCTTGTGGATCCATTGTTAATCTTTCATAAGTTTGTAATCGTGTACAGTCCAACAACAATTTACTGCCCCATACCCAACAAGTAGTGGCTTTCTCAATTCTGGATACAGATGGGCTACCAATAGTGTTCCAACGCCAGTTATTGAGAAGTATCCACCAATCTCTGCATCAGATGGGTGTCTTCCCAGGATTGGATTTCGTTCATAATAAAGCTCTGGGTGGTCTTGATGAGCTTCAGTTGTCAATGCATTAGCAGTGTGAGCAGCTATGAAGAATACTGCTGCCATCTTCTCCTGATTTGTCCAGGGTCGTGGATGTGGCATAAGTGATGTACACCCACTCACCAACACTCCTAACATCACCAGCATTGTCACAATTAGTTTCTTCATCTTTCTTTCCTTTCTAATAGTAAATCTTTATTCCACCTAACCAACCCGTTTCTCCGAGTTTGGTATCATTTTGATTATTCAGAATTGTTGCCCCAGGTAAACCAGTAAGAGCCTCAAAGTAAGTTGAACATCCAGCAACCAGACCTTGCTTATCTTCCAAAGATATACCCAACCAAACAAGCGGGTTCATACGAACAGTATGAGCACCTTCGTTTATGTGAGTAAAAACTCCTTTCTGTAAAACTTCATTCATCCAAGCAATAGCTATTGAATTTAATTCCTTCTGTTCTTGGATTTTATGTTCCTTTTGAACTTGTGCCTGGGTGGTGAGTTGAGCTTTTTGAAGATCCGTTTTTCCTGTCGTACCCGCCCAGATCACCCAGGCCACCCCAACTACCAGTATAGTCACGATCAACTTATCACAGTTCCAAGACTTATTTGTCATCTTACTACCCTTTCAAAAAGGATTGCATTTTTACCTTCTAACATTTCTCAAAGCTCTTTCAAACTTCGCATAAGCAGCATCATTGGAAGTGTTAGTGTTTCTGTGGTTCATCCTATCCCAGGATAACTGGTTCTCAATATTGCTTAGTGATCTAGCACATCTTTCCTGGCTCAAGGTTAAGGATCTTTGGCGCTCTACTTCTAGTGCTTTTTCCCGAGCACGGAAGAACACTGCCATCGCAGCATAGATGGCTCCTAAGATAGCGAGGTAGCCAAATAGTATCCATACAAAGACAGGTGACCAATAACCTAAGGCAATGCGAAGAATCAAGTTCACGATTGCTAGGATTAGTGGAATACCTATAACAATCAAAAAACCTATTACTACCATTGTTTCAAATTTCATTTTTTCCCTTTCTCAAACTTTTGTTCTTCTTCATATAAAGTATAACCTATTTTTGGAGAGATCAAAATGAAAAATGGTAAAAATTTGAGAAATACTCAATTCCCATTGTAATCCTTATAGACCTTATAATCCTTACCCCTCAACACTTACCTCAATCCCTTGAACCTGCCTACATATCCTCCAGTTGGAGATATCTTGTTCTGCGTTAAGTGCGATAGGTAGATTAAAGGGATAGAAGGAGGTTAAACCTCTATCCTTGCCTTTCCTATTTGGTACTTCTGTTATGTAAAGTATAATGAATTGTTGAAAAGGTTCCAAATGAAAAATAAAAAATTTCAAAAATTTATTTGGAAGCCTCGGGTTTTGTGCATATAATTTATAAGAAGAAACAAAAACAAACTAATTTTAACCTTTTTGAAAGGACAGTAAAATGAAGAAGCTAATTATGGCAATGTTGATGTTTGTGGGGTTGATAGTAGCAGTAAGCGTGATATTAGTAACTAGCTCTTATTTAAGATGTGGATATATACCGGTTCACGAAACTAAACCGGAGCAGTTAGAGCTTGTGTATGGGAATCCAGAGTACATTAAAAATGTTTGTGCCTATAAGGAAGGTTCGGATGGCATAGTAGTTTACTTTACTCTGGCAGATGCGCAAGGAAAGACAATTGCTTGCAATAGTGGTACAGTTACAATAAACATCTTTGAAGGGGAAAAGGAAATCTTTACATTTTCTCTTATAGTTTCCAAGGATTATTTTCAGAAAGCAACCGTGGGTTTGGGATCTTTCCAACGCGAAGTTGTCGCCTGCTGCCTTGGAAGGCTAAAATACTCAGTGTTGGGTTGCAAACCTTCAGGGTGGGGTAAAGTTGAGATTAGATTTTGGAAACCAGTAGAAATGGGTGGAGAAATTTTGACTGGAGAGGACACATTATTGTTTTAAGCACTTTTCTCGCCACCCAGTATGATGCAGATTCTTTACGAAGATTTTTCTAAAGAAGAGAAGGAGAGACAGTATAATGATAGTGATATCTTTACAAATTGGTAGGGAGCCTATCAAGACAATGCCTGTGGAGAAGCACAAGTACGCTTCGCTGAAGCAGGAAGCCTGTGGTTCAGCCATAGGTAGCTCACTGTCTTCTGTAAGGAGATCTGAAATGCCAATTGTTGCTGGAATCGACGAAAATGGTTATGGTTCCATTCTAGGCCCTTTAGTAGTAACTTCCACTGTCTTCTCGGTCCCAAACCCTAAAGACGACTTGTGGTACTATCTCAAAGAAGCTGTTTCTAAGAAGAAAAGAAATCTTAAAAGCCGACTATTAGTTACCGATAGCAAAAAAGCCTTTAGCCAAAGTTCTGGAATCAAACACCTTGAGCGAACTACTTTGGCTTTCCTTGGTCAACTTGGTTTGGAGATAGATAACTTCCCTCATTTGTTAGCTTCGGTATCTATAACTGCAAATTCTCAACTTCGGAAATACCCTTGGTATCCAAAGACTTGTGAGAACCTTCTCTTCAAGAAGGATGTAGATGCTACGACTAAATTATCCAAGAACATGAAAGAGCAGGGAATCCGGCTTTTGGATACTAGATGCTGCTATTTTGATGTTTCTGAGTTTAACCAGAGAGTTCAAGCTACCGGAAACAAAGCGGAGTTAGTAATAAGTTCGGTACTTGAACATATTCAATCAGCTACTGCTCTTGCTTCTTTTTTCAATGAAAAACAGGTTTTTGTGGTTTGTGATAGGATTGGGGGTCGGACTTACTATGAAGAAATGCTTACAAAGTTACCAGATTTTAATTTAATTTCAAGTAATTCGGGTCTGGAAGAATCAGAATATAAAATGTGCTCAGGAAAAACAAGTTTAGATATTCTATTTGAAGTAGGAGCTGATAGTAACTATTTCCCAGTAGCTCTGGCTTCAATGGTTGGGAAGTATGTTCGAGAAAAAGTGATGGAATATATGAATAACTTCTTTACTAAGCTACAGCCTGGTCTAAGGCCAACCGCAGGATACTACGTTGATGGGCTCAGATTTTTGAAGGATGTGGAAGAAGCTGGAACGTTGCAGAAGGCAGGTATTAAGCTAGAAGATTTTGTAAGATTAAAATAAATTTTGTAAGGAGAAAGAAGATGGTTACAACAATTCTGATCACTATTTCTTGTATTGTGTTTAGCTTTATAGTAGGTTTGTACTGTGGTTTTTGCCGAGCTGCAAAGATCTATGAAAGGGACATCTCAAAACTGTGGACTGTAGTAGTCAAAATAAGTAGCACCAATGATATTCAGTATGATCAAATAGATAGGCTCATCCTTATTGCCAAGAATCAAAATGAAGTTTTAAACAAATTTGTGAACATCCTGGATAATCTGAAACTTAAGGTAGAAACAGAGTATCCCACTAAAAAGCAGTTGAAGAATTCTAATAGGGCTCGACGTAGTAGTAAGAAGACGAAGTAAAAGGAGAAAAGGATGATAATTAAATATAACCCTTCCATATTTCCTCAGTAGCTGATTGGATTACGTAAGTCGGTTAAGAGAGTGAGGAAGAAGGGCGGGGAATAGCAAGGGAAAGTTTAAGGAAAAAATAAAAAAACTAAAAAGGAATAGGGGAGACAGTATAATGATATTAGGATACAGAAGTTGAGGTAAGATGAAGATTCAAAAAGGGTTTAAATTTAGAATATATCCAACAGAGGAGCAGAGAGTTATGCTGCTTCAGCAGGGAGGTAATGCTCGTTTTCTCTGGAATTACTTGCTCAAGAACAATACTGACTATTATAAGGAAACAAAGAAATTCAAATTTTTCTACGAAATGTCAATGTCCATACCTAAGTTGAAGAAAGAATTTGATTTTCTAAATCTATCTTTTTCTCAATCTTTACAAACTGTAGCAAGACAATTGGATAGAGCATTAAGAGATAGCTTTAGGAGTAACAGAGGTTTTCCAAAGTTTAAGAAGAAGAAAGACAATGATTCCTTTACTTGTCCTCAAGGATGGAAGTTGAAGAAAAGCTTTGTTCATATTCCAAAAATAGGAGAAGTAAGATGGATAAAACATCGATCTCTTCAAGGTAAACCAAAACATATTACGGTTTTACAAGATGGAAATAGATGGTATTGTTCAGTAACTTGTGAATTTGAGATTCGGGAGAAAGAGAAAAAGGCAAATAATCTTGTTGGAGTAGATTTAGGGTTAAATGCGTTTGCTACTTTATCAGACGGGACCATAATTATTAATCCAAAACACATGAAGAGGTATGAGGAAAAGTTGGTTAGAGAACAAAGAAGATTGAGTAGAAAACAGAAAGGAAGTGTTAACAGGAATAAGCAAAGAAAGAAGGTCCATAGGATACATCAGAAGATAAAGGATGTAAGATTAGATTTTCTTCACAAACTAACATCTCATATGATAGCCAAGTATGATGGTGTTGTGGTTGAAGATCTAAATATATCTGGAATGATGAGGAATCATCACCTTGCAAAATCTGTTGCTGATGTAGCTTGGTCCGAATTTGTAAGACAGTTAGAGTATAAAGCGCTTTGGAACAGCAAGTACTTCTTGAAGATAGATAAATTCTATCCAAGTAGTAAGACTTGCAGTAGATGTGGTTGGAAGAACGAGGAGCTAACTTTAAGTGATAGAGTATTTAATTGTAAGGTTTGTGGATTTAGCTTAGATAGAGATCTTAACGCAGCTATAAACATACATAGGCTGGGGGCCAGCCAAATCAACGCCTGTGGAGAGGATAAGGTTACAGCTCCTTTGGAGCAGTGGTCCTCGCTGAAGCAGGAAAAAGAAGAACAGGATAACCTGTTGGAAGCCTATGAGCTTTAGCCATAGGAGGCTCACCAAGCACTATCTCTTCTCAAATGTTACCCGGACCGAAAACTCGAAAAAGAAAGAACTCAGTATGAAAGAGATCCGCTGATGAGGAGGTAAAAGGATGATAATTAAATATATCCCTGAAGGAGGGGAATATACTGCTATTCCTAACACTCTCGTGAGAGATTACAATTTAAGTGTCCAAGCATTTGGTTTATTAGTAGAGTGCCTTTCCTACCCTAAGAACTGGGTAATTCATAATTCAGAAATACTAAAGCGCTACAAGATGAACAAGAATGCTTTAAGCACTATTCTACGAGAATTGGAAAAAAAAGGATATCTATTTTACTGGAAAGGTGGTCAGCTTAAAGGTACTATCCGCGTGGTCTCATTTCTATCTATGAGCACCTCTGAATGGAAGGAAGTAGTCGAGACAATAGATGTTTCGAGTCTTAACATTTTTCGAGAGTCAAAGAAACTCAAGGCTCGAGAAAAGCAGGTGTATATAAATAAAGATAATAATATAAATAAAGAGCATGTATTTAGAAAGACAGATAATCTTCCTACGGAAGATAACCCTTCAGGTTTTCCCTTTCAGGAATCTAACCTTCCTACTCCTAATAAGAAGGATGATAAGGGGAAGCAACTTAGGCTCACCAATCACAGCTCCCCAGCTTACAAACTTGCAGAACACCAAGCACTATCTCTTCTCAAATGTTACCCGGACCGAAAACTCGAAAAGGAGAGAACTCTTCAAAAATGGGCAAAGGAATACCAGAGAGCTCTTTCAAAAGATGAAAGGGATTATAACGAGATTGTTGAAGTTATTGATTTTGTGATGTCCCCACTTGGGTGGCCTAATGATCGCTTCAGTGCAGGAGCTATTGTTCGGAAATTCGATATTCTTCTCGAAGAAGCAAAACTGAAGAGTAAGAAGTATGATGTTCGAGAAAAGGACCCTGAATTGTCAAAGCTGCTTATTAACTACTGGGGGCAATTTACTGGTCAAGCTACTTCTACCGAAGAATGGAAACCCTCATCTGAAGTTTTGAACGATCTTATTCAAATAGCAAATAACCTATATGTTGCTTATAAAGGTTCCCCAATCCAGGATAAGTGGACTTGGATTACAACCTTTGGGAAATTCTTGGAAAGTGAATACAAGAACAAAGGAATTGTTCCTCGATTATCTGTGTTACTCAAACCTATGGTGTGGGAGAATGACTTTCCTATCTGGAAGCAGATAAATAACATTTTGTAAAAGGAGTAGAAATGGGTGAAAAAATTATAGGCCAATACTTACAAGATTGTTTTCTGTACCTAATAATTACAGACAGCGAATTCGCTAGAATATCCAGGCTATCTATTCCTTCAAACTACTTCTCTTCAATCACGAGTGACATTGTTCGCTTGTGTTACAACTACTACGACCAATTTGGACGAGCTCCAGTAGGTGAGGGATGGGCTGATTTTAATGGTGAGATTGAACATTTCGTAGAAAGATTTGATGAGGAGAGGAAAAAGCTATATTTTAGATACTTGGAGAAACTTCAAGAGATGGCACCCCCTAGTAAGGAATATGTTCTTGCAAGGATCAACAAATTTATAAGAGCTCGATCTATTGAAGAAGCATTAAAGCAGGCTGCACCTCTAGTTGAAAGAGGAGAAGAGGAAGAAGTAGAACAAATTCTGATGAAGGCCTTGAGAAGAGGGGTTCCAGAAAAAGAAACTTTCTTAACCATTCCCGATGATGGCTCAGATTTCCTTCAAGAAAAAGATTTGAAGAGCGAGATTATAAGTAACCTTGGTGTACCTCTTCTCGATGAGAAAGTTGGAGGTTTAAAACGTGGTCAACTAATATGCTTCTTTGGTCCAGCGAAAGGAGCAAAATCCTGGGCATGCCTGAACGTAGCGAACGAGGCATTAACTCTTGGACATAACGTTCTTTATTTGACTCACGAACTTAAAGCGTCAGAAGTGGGGCAACGCCTCTATCAAAAAGTGAGAAGTCTCTCCTTGGAAGAGATTGATTCCGTCGTCACGAAGTACTGGGAGGATGGGGTGGAAAAAGAATCCTTATTTTCTCCGAAACTGCTCTCGGACTTAAATGAACAAGAAGAGGTAACCCGGTTACTGACTAGGTCCGGTGGTAAAATGAAAATTCGCAAATATCCTATGGGTACATGTAGTTTAGGAGAGATTGAGAGGGTTCTAAATTATCTTGAAGCCTTTAATAATTTTATTCCTGATGTTTTGATAACAGACTACGTTGAGATTATGAAGCTTCCACATTCCGAAGAAAAGCACGAGGCTATTAACGAAACTTATATTGGTTTGAAAAGTATTGCTGATCAGCGTAATATCTTAGTAGTTACAGCGAGTCAGATTACTAGAGCAGGATATGGTAAGAGTCATGTTTCTCAAGCTCAGCTGCCGGCGGGAGATATTCGTAAGTTAGCTAATATTGATTTGGGCATTTCTTTATGTACTAATGAAGCTCAAGTAGCTCAAAATCTAATGAATGTGTACATAGAAGTTAACCGTTCCGGACCGCAAGGTTTTGGGTGCATAATTTATAATGTGTTTAAGATAGGGCAGTTTGCCCAGTTCTGTAAGCCCATACAACGAGAAACACAAATAGATAGACCGGAGTAGGAAGGAAGAGAAGATGCAAAAGACAATAAAAAATCTTGAAAAATTCCAATTTTTCATTTGTATCTCCCCCAAAAATAGGTTATAATTTATAAAAGAGGACAAAAAACAAGGTTTTTATAAAGGATAAACAGATGGCAAAGATCGAGATAGAAAAAAAGTTAGACCAATTGGCAGAGATTAGGGAAGTTCAGAAGGATTTCACTAAAGAGGCTCAGACTCTTATTTATGAGGCTCTATCAAGATGCCCAGATCTCAAAGGTAGGAATGATGAAGTTCAGGATGCACTAAAGCTTATGGCAAAGCAGGAAGTCGATCTGACTGAAGAGATCAAAGTGGAGGTGGTTAAATCTGGGTTATCGAGAAAAGGTCAAAAGCTGCAAGCTATATTTACCAAAGGAAGGACCACTTGGGATGCAAGGGCTCTTGAAGGTTATGCTGTTGGTCATCCGGAGATTAATGCGTTAAAGAAAGTTGGGGATCCTTCAGTTAGCATTCGGGAAGTCAAAGAAATAAAAGAGGAATAAGAAAGAGGGGTAAAGCAAATGCTATCAAGCATTATTCGGTATTACTGCACTATCTGTTATTTAGTTTTTGCTATATACATATTTTGTAATTGGGGAAGACTTTGGAGTAAGCGTTATACGCTTATAGTGCTTGGGTTCATTTTGTGCCCAATAATGGTAATTTATTGTGCAATCGAAGAGCTAACTAAACTTTATTTGAAAGGACAGTAAGATGAAAAAGCTAATTGTATTGTTAATTATGGTTCTTTTTAGTTCGGTGCTGTGGGCAAATTCTGCTCCAACTTACCCAGTGGACATTCCAGTTAAAATGAACGTTCCTTGGTATATCGAGATAAGCCCAGTTAGCCCAATAGTTCTAGCACAAGAAGGGGGCTTGCTTGGGCGAAATTTTCAAGGTTGTGGTCAACTTCAGTTTGCTTGTAATTTCAACTTCAGTATTACATGTGCAATTTCAGACCCTGTATTTGCAGGTGCTTGGAAGTGCTGGTTCCAGAATCCCGGAAAGTATATTAATTGGCCAGGTGGAACTACTGAGGTCTGCATTAGAGTAAATATGGCTGATTTACTCGATTCAGATTTGATGGGTATGGCTGGGAAGCAGATACAGGTCGCAATGTTAAACCTGACGGTAATTCCAAGATAAGTTGAGTATAATAACTTGGGGGTGGTAATGCTAAAGTGATCTTGCTCACTTCGGCGATGCTAATATTGCTATGCTTACCACTTCCTATTTTAATACTGTGCAGGGGGTAAAAGATGAATAATACTTCTACAGTCAACTTAAGCGATTTAGCAATGTTTGGAGGAGATTTAGAGGCCCTTGGGTACGATGCTGAATCGGATGAATACTTTGAGATGATTATCCGGCTAACTAATACCTTCTCCAAGACAGAATACCATCTAATAGAAGGTATGCAGCGGTATACTGTTGCTGAGTGCTGGAGATTATTTGGGGAAGCTTTAGTAGAAGAAGAATAAAACAATAGAAAGTGAGGTTTATCTATGTATAAGAAAAAGGTGAGGAAAGGTATTTTTGAAACAAATAGCTCTAGTTGCCATTCTATAATACTAGGAAAAGGGGATTTCGAGAGAACTGGCAACAGATTTGATGTAGAAGGAGGGGTGATAAGGATATATCCGGGAGAATTTGGATGGGGCCCAGAGAGGTTTAGTGATGCTGCAACGAAAGCTTCCTATGCTCTGACTTGGGCTAAACAAGCAGAGAGCGAAGAGTGTTTAGAGATGCTGGAAACAGTTATTATGGAAGTTACGGGATATGAAGTAGAGTTTGCGGGATCTTGTGTAACATATTCTCCATGGGGGCATATTGACCATCAGAGTTCAGAGGTAGGACGAGAATTGTTTGTTAGTGAAGATGTTTTGGAAAACTTTATCTTTAACCCAAATTCAATCTTGGTGATAGACAATGATAACCACTAGAAAACTCGCTCAATACCGGAATGGCTCTTTCCTAGTTTCGCTTTACAGCGATGGTACTAAAGTAAGGGAGCAGACTGACAGTGAAGGTATAGTTGAGTTTCCAGAGTCTATCGACCTGAAAATAACTGAAGTCTGTGACTTGAATTGTTCTTACTGTCACGAGAATGGTCGAGAGAATGGAAACCATGCAAGGGTTGAAAATATTGACAAGGTAACAAATGGACTTCCCCCAGGAGTAGAAATTGCTATTGGGGGTGGAAATCCTTTTGAGCACCCACAACTAAAGGAAATTCTTATACTACTAAAGAATAAGGGCTTGGTTGCTAGCCTAACTGTGAATGAGCTTCATTTATTTTTATTGCATCCTCTGAGAGTAGTTCTCTTGAAGGAATGGCAACAATGTGGGTTGATATATGGAATTGGTATTTCCATTCGGGGGTACTTACCAAATAGCCTTCTTGATAATCAACTTAATGATGTTGTTTGGCATTGTATTTTAGGAGAGAGTACCCCATTTGATGTTTTGGCTTTGAAGCGACCTTGTAAAGTACTTCTGCTTGGGGATAAGAAATATGGAAGAGGTAAAGATTACTTTGCTAATGATAAACCCAAAATAGATTACTGGAAATACCACCTGGGAATGGTTTTGAGTAGAGAAGATTTACTTGTCTCCTTTGATAACCTTGCTATAGAGCAACTTGATTTGAAGAGCAAGTTACCGGGGAAGGTTTGGGATAAGTATTATATGGGGGATGATGGCCAGTTTACAATGTATGTTGATGCAGTTAAAATGCAGTATGCAAAGAATTCGATCTCGGAGAGAGTGAATGTTGCTGGTTTAAACATTCGAGAAATGTTTCAGAAAGTAAGAGGATTGAAAGCATGATGTATAAACTATTTGCTTATAACACGGACCAACAATATGGTACCCCTTGTATAAACAAGGCAGCTAGAAATAGATTATTTCCTCCCTTTTATTTTTCTGATTATAGTAGAATAGAATATAGGAGAATAAGAAATGATTAGATTGACAAAAAATAAAATTATCTACGCAACACATTGGTATAAACCGAATTGTGATAAATATGTTGAGAAAGAGGTTGACAAACTTTCCCCTTATTTCAACGAAGTAGTTGAACTTGACGACAATTTTACCTTTGCTGATCTATTTGACTACATTGAAAGGGAAAAAGATTTGTTCAATGCAGTTTTTAGTTCTCATCTTGGGCATCACCCACTCCAGGCTTTCATTGATGAAATAAGGAAACCAATGCCAGAGGGTGGGGAAAGGAGTAAAATAGACTATGTTGAACTTAGGAGATATGGGGAGCGTTTCGACGGAGAAGTTGAAATATGGGTTGATGTTTGTGGGGTAAATGAAAAAACCGGCGATGGTTATGGTATTGAATTTTCCCCACTTAATGAGATGAAATATATCCCACTTCGGTTGAATAAAACTTTTAAGGTGAGTGAGCTAAAGATCCCTTCAAAGTTTATCCGTTTTCTTATTACGTTGGGAAAGAAATTTGGAATTCCCTTAAAGCGGTGGGAGAGCCCCTTTGATTATGTTTATGTATCAGGAACAACTTGTTTCACAGTATATGAGTTGATTTCAGAAGTTTTGAATGAGATTAGTTTTGCTGGTGTTCCGGAGAAAAGAGATGAAACTTGGAATGGGGTTAAAGAGGATATTAAAGAAATGATATCCGAACTTAAGCAAGCTACTGGGGATAAGTGTGCAGAACTTGATGACCTTGAGAAAGAATTAGAGGAGGGTAGAAATGAGTCAATTTGATAAGATATTTCCGCGTGAGATTTTAACAGCTGTTCCGGATCAACAAATTGTTGATGGTTGGCGGCAGAAAAAGAAAGAAGGTTATATTGCTGCTTTGAATTGGGTATTGGATAGAATAAATTTTCATTATGGAGAGGAACTTAGTGAATCTGATATTGTATTAGATATACAGCAAGAGTTAGAGGGGGTATAGTCTCTTTTCTAAGGGTATTTACAAACTTCCGGTTCCAGTAGATTATCAGGTTCCAAAGATGTTAAGGTGGTGTGGATGTATTGGTTATGACCCCTTGTTAAATTTTCATGTGAAGGTAGGAAATCCAATTCCGGAAGGTTCTCAAATGGAATGTGAGATTCGAGCAGCTACTATAGTAGCTTGTAAAATGATAGCAGATTACGCTGGTTGTACCTGTGAGCAAGTTGATACCTACTTGTGGTCGAAGAAGGATGAGTGTAAGGACCCGTTTCATCTAACAATTACATCTAACTACTGAAGGAGAATTTTAATGGAACCATTTGATTTAGTGGGATGTAGTTCTAAGGAAGAGGGTAAGAGTGCTAAACCTTGATTACAAGTCACTTACTAAAGATGAGTTGAATTTTGCATTTGAAGATGCTAAGATAGATATCAAGATACCTCTCATGTGGCATCAACTCATCTCATTGGCTTTTGCTTCTGAGAAATTCAGAGTCGCATTCTTTCATGATGTTGGTGTTGGAAAGACTTTGGCAGCACTAGCTACGCTTAAACTCTGGGACTGTAGGAAAACGCTAGTGGTTTGCCCTTCTTCTGCATTCGGATCTTGGAGAAGAGACCTCAAAAACTATACAGACTTTTCTTACTCCTTTCTTACAGGTAGTGGAAAGGATAGTGGAAGGGATAGAAAAAGAGCTATAAAGAGAAAAAAAGACATATTTATAATTACCTATGAGGGCCTAAAGACGATCTATGCTAAGTTATACAAAGGGGAGGGTTGGAAAATAATTCCGGACTCCTTTGTGCACGAATTTGATTGTATTATCCTGGATGAAGTTCACAAGTGCAAGAACTACGACGCCTTACAATCCAAAATTTGTCTTGAACTATCAAAGAGAGCAAAATATGTTATTGGCCTAACAGGGACTCCGGTAGACAAGAGCTACCTTGAATTGTTCAATATTTTTCGGGTTATCGATCTTGGGAAGTCATTAGGTACTAACTTCTTCAACTATCGGTATCAGTATTTTGATAGGAAGGTTTGCGGGAGCAAGTGGGGAAGAAAGTGGGTTGAGTGGAACCTTAAACCCGGTTGTGAGGAGAAAATACTAAATAGGATCTCCGATACTACCCTAAGTTTTTCCAGAGAGGAGTGTTTTGAGCTACCTCCTATTCAGGAGATAGTCAGGTATATTCATCCTTCGGAGCAATTTCTTAAACTTCAAAAGGGTATTATAGAGAATAAATTACTAAAGCTTCCCGAAACTGAGATTCTACTTGATAAGAAGATAAAAGTGAAAGCACATGTGTTAAGAGAACTCCCGAGTGGATTTTTCTACTATGGAGAAGATAATGAAGTATATAGATTGAAAAAGAATCCAAAAGTTGAGGCACTTCTTGATTTGCTCGAAGATACAGGTTCAAAGGTGATTGTTTTTTACTGGTATACTGAGGAGAGAAACATTATATCAGAAGCTCTTAGAAGGCAGAATATTTCTTTCTGTTCGGCTTTTGGGGGGCAGAGCAGTTTGGATAGAGAAGCTGAAATCACGCGATTCTCTGAAGATGGTAATACTAAAGTTTTGTTATCACAATGTACTTGTGCGAGTGAGGGATTTGACGCATTTATAGCTAACATGGTTGTATTCTTCACCCCATTATCCTCACCTAAGATGCGGAAACAATGTGTGGGGAGAGTGCACAGGAAGGGACAAACAAAGAAATCTCTGGTTGTTGATTTGGTGATGGAAAATTCGATTGAGGAAAGAGTTATTGAGAAGAGATCCGAGCGATTTAACTTGGTACAAGAAACAATGGCTTACATCAAGGATTTCCACAAGAGTTCACGTGAGGTAGAGGTATAATTACAATTAGGATAGGCTTGTTTTGTGTTAGTTAAAGATGAAGACTGATATTGTTTACTTTTGAAAGGGGAAGTGTTCTATGATGGAAGGTAAAGAAGAAGTTGATTTTGTGGTTTGTAGATTGTGTCAAAAACGTTTTAAAGAGATTACTAATACTCATCTAGGAAAGTTTCATGGAATAACCGTGAAAGAGTATATGGGGAAGTTTCCAGACGCTCCTATTGAGACAGAGCAAACCAAGAAGTTGAAGAATCAAAATACTAGAGGTAAAACATATGAAAAGATTTATGGAAAGAAGAGGGCAAAGCAAATAAAAAGAAGGGGGAGCAAAACTCTTGTAATAACTTACCAAAAAAATGATAGAACTATCAAAAAGAAGTTGGTAGATGAGAGGGGGTTGGTTTGTGAGAGGTGTGGGAAGAAGTGTGATTGTGCTGGTCAGTTGTGTTCCCATCACTTATCCTATGACTACTACTCTTCTGACTTATCCAACTATATTTTGTTATGTAAAAGTTGCCATGGAAAGCTTCATAACAGGATTAGAAGAGAAGAACAAAAATTTGCAGGTATGAACATGATTAAGCGAGCAATTCATGCCCTCCTGCATTCAATGAAGATTCCTTTAGATGATCCTAATTTCAAGGAAACCCCCCAAAGAGTATCTAGAATGTATATGGAGCTCTGCTCAGGTTTGTTTCTAAACTTTGGAGCAGAAGTAAAGGACATCCTATCTACAGTTTTTCCTTCCCAAAATGATGAGATGATTATTTATAAAGGAGAGACTATAGGGATGTGTCCACATCATTTGTTGCCTGTGCTATACAAGTATTATATTGGGATTATTCCTAATGGATTTGTTCTTGGAGCATCCAAACCTCAGAGATTGGTAGAGCTATTTTGTTCTGTCCCAGACTTGCAAGAAAATATTACCAGTAAAGTAAAGGATTCACTTTCCAGTATGTTGAAACCCCGAGGGGTGTTTGTTTTGTTGAAAGGGGAGCATATGTGTATGAAGATTCGAGGAGTGAAGACAAACTCCTCGGAGCTTGTTACGAGTGCGATAGAAGGGAGTTTTTCAGAGGATGAGGTGCGATCTGAGTTTTTATCCTTAATCAAACAATAACTAATACTTGGTAAGATGCGAACGAATAAAGCTATGAGACAAGAATTTTTGAATTTCTGAGGAGAACAAGAATGGACTATTACTATGAAAAATATTAGTTGAGCAGGAGAATAAGTTGAAGAATGAAGGGGTTAAAAATGAAGCTGAAAACTTGTTATTGAGTATGAAATTGAAGACTGGTGGGGCATTGATGACCTTTTAGAAGGTTTGGGGAATACAACTAAAGAAGAGAAGGAACAAGAGATAATTGAGCTTTTGAAGGAGGATATACCAGCTATTTGTGAGAATAGTGTTTGGAGAATTGAAGGATTAGAGTGAAGTGCTCTTAAAGAGAAAAATGAAAACTGTCTACTCCGAGAGGAAGGAAACTTGATGGTCGAAGCGACGCTTTATTGATAGCCAAATATGAAGGGAGAAAGTTAAATGGCAAATGAGAATTTGCTTGGTCTATCTATTAAATTAGAAGAAATACCTTGTCCCGCTTTAACTAAAGATGATTTTATATTTTCAACTAATCCTATTGCAAAAGATCTTGAACAAGCAAAAATTAAGCGTAAAATATTGGTAGCTTATTCAAAAGATCCAAAGAAATGTGTTGAGATTAGAGAAAGATTGGGGATGTCTCCCTGTCTATTAATATGGTTAGATCAAGGGCTATACAAGATGAAAGACTGCAGGATTCTTGAGTTTGAAGAATTTTTTCTTGATGTTATTGTGAAGAGGCTAGAAAGCAACACAGTACTACCGTGGTTGTGGAGCAGTATATAAAGGTTAGGGTGGCACTGCTTTACTAAAAAGGTTGATAATGGCTAAGCAAATACAAGATATATCTACAGAGGAGTTGCAGAAGCTTCTGGCAGATGGTGAGAGTTTAATTGAAAGATCTAAAGCAGTTTATATTCCTACATCTGCAGTGGAAGCTGTTGTTTCGAAGATACAGAAGGAACTTGAGAGAAGAAATTGTCAATAGTTAAAAAGTACATAAATTTTTGGTAATTTTTACTACCTCTTGATCTTGTGGTACATTTTGGATTTCCGTAAGGAGGAAGGCAAGACCTAATGAAAAAGATAATACTTGAAATTACAGACGATGCTTTTGAGGATATTAGTAATTACCTCCGTCTACAATACATGTGTGGAGGTTCAAAGGTAACATTGTCATTAAAGCGGAAAAAGCAAAGTGGTTAACTCTTAGCCAAGGATGGCTTTTCTTTTTTTACCGGTAAGACCGTCTTATCGCAAAGCGTGTTGCAGCGCATGCCAAAGGCCCGCAGGGTTTCCAAGTATAATAGCTACTACATTAGCGTTTGATGATGAATGTGGAAAAATTAAGGACTAAGTACATTAACAGGAGAATAAAATGACGAAACAAGAGATTATAAATAAAGAGAGAAGTAGAGATACTGATGGTTGGGAACAAAAGTTTTATAGCAAATTCACCCATGATTGGCCTCCTGAATGGAATTATCCTTCATCTAAAGGAGCAACACCAAAGGATGCAATAGATTTTATTTGCCAGTTACTAGAGTCAAATATGAATACAAATCCGCCGAAGATTACAACAGCGAACAAAACAGAAACAATGGCGACTACAATTGCTTGTCCAGAAGGTACGGTATATGATGGTGAATGTTGTGGGTGTCTAAGCGCAAATTATGATCCTCTCGAAAAAATTTGGATCTTTCGCTGCAATGAATGTGGTAAGGAATTTGGGCGAGGTTGAAAGGGAAAAATAATGAAGTACAAAACCGAGTCAATTAATGGCGTGGATGTGGTTAAGTTCACGAAAAAAGATGTGATGGCATACTTAGAGGAGTGTATTAAATATTGGCGTTGTGTTCGGGATGCTGAGGTTGATGAGTTCAAAGCAGTATTGATTTGTAATAGAATTGATATTTATCAGGCAGTTTATGAATCTTTATTTGGTTACACATATCCAAGATGAAGTTAGATATGTTTTGGAGAATTGAAGGCCTAATGAATTCTAATGGGTGATACTCTCGTGAGTTGGGTAATGATTCTTACAAAAATTTGAAAAATTCCAATTTTTCATTTTGAAATCCTCAAAAATAACTTATAATTTATAAAAAAGGAGACAAAATTAGTAAAAAGATTGTTCTACCATAACGCGATGGTTCAGGATTATGAAGCTATACAACAAAACTAAGTGCCCGGGTAGCATACTTAAGCCGCTTCTTATAGCTGCAGGTAAGTCAGTAGGGGCACGAACTACAGGTGTAGTGGTTAAGGTAACTCAGATCCGTCAATCCTATCGTGAGGGAAGTGGTGTTGCCTATCAACAACCACTTGTGTATTCTTGGCATCTTAGAAATTTCAAAAGTAGACGTGGACACATCCATAGGGTGCCTTTGGGTAAAGTTCCTCTTGGTAAGCTGATTCGAACGGATGGAGGCTGGGTTGAAATACGATTACCAGCAAAGAGCACTTTTGAAAATTTGGACTCCCTTAAGCGAGCTGCATATTTCTATGAAGTAGCTCAACATGAATGGGGGCACATCCGGGATTACCAACAAGGTGTTAGAGAAGTATCCCCTCGAACTCCAAGTGGTCGACGGGTTCGACATGACGACCGAATAGAGGAACAGCGAGCTAATGCATATGTTGCTGAGGCTAAGAAACTTTATGGGGTGGATGATTTGATACTTGATCTAGCAATTTGGCTTGAAGAAGAATAATGAAATGGCAGAAGAAGAACAAGAGAGTACACTGGGAAAGTTCGCTGAGATAGTGAACCAAAGTTATGAGAATATGAGAAGGAAGAGAGAGGAGTGGCAACGCAAAGTGAAGCGAGCAAGCAAGTTAGTTAAGAAGTATCAGTGTCAAGTGCGATATTATGAAAAGAAAATGGTAGCAAATAATGAAAAAAAGGGTGGGGGTTGAGTAGTAAGATAAAACCAAAATTCAAGAAACGACGTAGTATAACTGGGGAAGAACTCTTTCCGAAAAAAGGTGGCTCTTGAACTTTTGAGGATGAAGTTTTCCATTGAACAGGCAATTCCTGATCTAGAGGAGAGGCAAAAGTATATAGAAGCTCTTATAAAGAAGCTTGAGGAACCAGAGTGAAAAGAAAGTAATTAATATTGAGGATTAGGAGTTTGGGATGTTGCAAAAGTCTAAAGACAGTAACAATGCTATTATTACTTGCCTAAGTAATGTTCGGAAGCACCCAAATGCTGATCGGCTTAAGTTAGCTACTGTTTTGGGTACTCAGGTAATTGTGGGGCTAGACGCAGAAGAAGGAGATTCTGTTGTCTATTTCGATTCCAACCTTAGACTCTCTCACGAGTATCTTCACTGGAACAACTTGTATTCCAACAAGGAGATGAATCACGATGTTTCTCAGAAAGGGTATTTTGGCAAGAATGGCCGAGTTAAGGCTCAAAAGTTTCGTGGGGAGATTTCAAATGGCTTTGTTATGCCACTAGGTAGTTTGATATTTCCTGGAGCGATCAAAAACTATGATGAGTTGGAGTTACAAGAGGGGGACGAGTTTACCTGCATAAATGGAGTCAAGATTTGCGAGAAGTATATTGTTCCCTCCGAAATATATAGTGAACGATTCTTGACTTGTAAAAAACCACATGGTACCAGAGCAAAGTATTTCTGGAAACATTATGATGTTAAACATTTGATGCGTGAGAAAGATAAAATTGCTCCTGGCGTGTTGTATGTGGAGGAGAAGATACACGGAACTTCCGGAAGGACCGGGCGTGTTCTTTGTGATACAGGAAAAAAGTGGTGGCAATTCTGGAAGCCAGAAACTAAGTGGGTGATTATGAGCGGGACTAGGCGGGTAGATAGTATTAGACGCCGTCATATTGCTTCTGTTAGGAGTGAAATTCAAGAAAAAGTTGCTCCACACCTTCGTAAAGGTGAGCAAATTTACTACGAAATTTATGGGTTTGACTCAGAAGGTGGAAAGCCAATTCAACATGGGTTTTCCTATGGTTGTTTGCCTCGTCAGTACAAAGTGTTATTGTACAGAGTCACTATTACCACCCCCGACGGTTTCTGTATTGATTTAGATAGAGAGCAGGTTTACAAACGAGCTGAAGAGCTTGGATTGGAAAAGCCAACTCTTTTATTGAATGTATATTGTACAAGATCTAAAGAGCTTTTATTCCTTGATCCCATAGCTATTCCCGGAGTTATGGAACCGTATACTCAATTTGATCTTTTGACCAAATTAGCTAAAGGTAAATCTGCTCTTGACGCTAATACTATGCGAGAAGGGATTGTTGTTTGGTTCAAGAATATCTACGGAAAATGGGACTGCCTCAAGCACAAGTCTGAAGAGTTCTTGATTAGAGAAAGTGAGTTAAGAGATAAAGAAATTGGAGATGTGGAGGACAATTTATGAGCAAGGGGGATAAAATGAAACCGACCGTAGGCGTAAAAGTGAGAAGACTTTGTAAAAGAGGGTTAGAGCTATCCCACTCTAAGGCAAGAGAAATACTTCCCCAGTTAAAAAAGAATCCTGAAGTTTGTGAGAAGTGCCGAATAAGACCCTGCATTTTAGTAAAGTATCTCTATAGTTGATTAGACTACAAAACTGGAGGTGAAGACGATCAACAAATTGCTGCATCCAATTCGTTAGTGTTCCCATAACAAACTATAGCTTGGGGCTTCCTTTTGATGAGCATACTGGTGTACTTGGACCAAGTTTAAATTTACTTGGTGCTTATAAAGGCTGGAAAGGAAAATCAATTAGCTGGGATGAGTATGAGGAGCGTTTTATTGAGGAAATGAAGTCCCCACAAAGTAAAGAAGTGATAGCTGAGCTTGCAAAGCGTTCACTCCACGGGGAAACAATTACGCTACTTTGCTATGAGAAAGAAGAAAACCCACACTGCCATAGGCACATTGTTAAGAGGTTAGTACTTGAAGTGGAAAATGAGTTAAGAAAAGATGAAAAAGAAAAATAAAAGACCAAGCCTACCCCGAGGTAGAATGCCACCTCCAGCTAAGGTTCACGAAGACGAGAAGAAAGAAGAAAACAAAAAGAAGTGTAGAAAGCCAGTTAAAACTTTCGAGGAGGAATAAAAGATGCCTTACATTAAAAGAGAAGATCGTGCGAGAATCGAAGCTTGTCAAACTATGCTAGCATTGCTCCCGAGTGGTGGGCCAAACAATGCTGGGGAACTTAACTTTACCATAACTATGCTTCTGCATAACTATTTGCAAAGGATAGGAGTTTCCTACTTACACCTAAATGAGGTAATTGGAATACTTGAATGTGCCAAGATGGAGTTGTACAGGCAAATTGCTGCCCCATACGAAGATAAGAAGAAGCAGGAGAATGGCTCAATAAGTGGTTTGGATGATAATTCTCACTCAGAGCTCTGGGATAGGTATGAATAGAGGCGATTTCAAGATTGGCAACGTTCAAATTGGTTTAGAAGCACCCTTATTTGTCATGGCTGGGCCCTGCGTTATCGAGAGCAAAACCTGCTGTCTGGATATTGCCCGCGGACTTGCGGATATTGGCTGCAGGACCGGCGTAGGCGTGATTTTTAAGGCGAGTTTCGATAAGGCCAATCGCTCCAGCCTGCGCAGTTTTCGCGGGCCCGGGCTGGAGAAAGGTCTGGAGATTCTGGCAGCAGTTCGCCAGAAGACAAGTTTGCCCGTTATGACCGATGTGCACGAGCCGGCGCAAGCTTGCCTTGCCGGGGAAGTTGTTGACTGTCTGCAGGTGCCGGCTTTTTTGTGCAGGCAGACCGACCTTCTTTGTGCCTGCGCGCGAACGGGCAAGCCCGTGAACGTCAAAAAGGGCCAGTTTCTCTCGCCCGATGAGATGAAGAACGTGGTGGAAAAGATTCGTGCCTGCGACAACGAGAAGATTATACTTACCGAACGGGGCACTTTCTTTGGCTATAACCGGCTGGTCAACGATATGACGGCTATCGAGGTTATGAAGAAACTTGGCTATCCAGTGGTCTTTGACGCCACCCACAGCACGCAGCAGCCGGGCGGCTTAGGTTACGCCAGCGCAGGTCGACGTGAAATGGCCCCGATACTGGCAAAGGCGGCAGTAGCCGCCGGGGCGAACGGGCTTTTTATTGAAGTCCATACTCAGCCGGATAAAGCCAAGTCGGACGCCGCCAGTATTATGCCGATAGATTGGCTTGAGAGCCTGCTAAAGGCGAGCAAAGAGATTTTTGGAATTATCCGTGGCTAAAAAAACGACTCAGCTTTTGGAGGGGAAGAAAGAGGCAGATAGTGATTGATAAAGAAAAGATAATTAATATCTACAAGCACTTTGAGATTCCGCACTGGATCGACGGAAAAAATGTTACTAAAGGATGGGTCAATATTTCGTGCCCTTTCTGCGGTGATGAATCAAATCATTGTGGGGTAGACCCAAGAACAGAAAGATTTAACTGCTGGAAATGTGGAAAGACAGGAAGTCTTATTGATCTGCTTATTGAACTAACTGGACTTTCTTATAAGGAATGTAAGGATATTATCTCGACTCCTTCTGTTTCATTCCAAGAATCTGCTATTGATTATATTGATAAAGTTTTTTCCGAAAATGTTCCTGAATCTATTCCAGTTGTGCATGGAAAGATGAATCTTCCGGAAAGGTTTGAACTGGTTACTCGTAATACAAAGTTTCCACTTCTTTATTCTTATCTTGAAAGGAGAGGTATCTCGATTGATACTATTATTGAGCATGGTTGTGGAATCTGTAGAAGTGGGTCTTGCATGAATCGTTTAATAATACCGGTCTTCTTCCAGCAAGAAGTAGTAGCATTTCAAGCGGCGGATCTTACAGGATTTGCTGAACTGAAGTACAAAACATCAGCAGATCACATAAATGATTTCTTGTATGGATATGACAAAATAGAAAGTGGAAAGGTTGTTCTTGTTGAAGGAATTCTTGACGCTTGGCGAGTTGGGAGGAATGCTCTTGCAACATTTGGAACTCATATTACTGAGAGACAGAAGTATCTTATTCTTGAGAAGAACCTGAAGGAACTAATTTTTGCATGGGATGGGGATGCCTATTGGAAGGCGAGAAAAGCTGCTGATTTCTTTAAGCCTTTCATTGAAAGTGTAGGAATTGTAAGATTTCCAGAAGGAGAAGACCCGGATAGCTATGGAAGGGATTATGGGCAGGAAGCTTTGTTTGAACTGATAAAGCAAGCGGAATAGTATCTTAGAGAGAGGTGAATAAAGATGAATAACAAACTTAACATCCAATCCGTTTTCGACTCCATCGACGGGGAAGCCAACGGCTTTGATGGAGCAGGTCAACTTTGCACTTTCATCCGTTTGAAAGGATGTAACTTTCATCCCGGGTGTTCCTATTGCGATACTAGGTATGCCCAAGAATCTGAACCTGCTAACTTGATGACTATAGATGAAATTATGAAGCAAGTTCACTTTCCAAAGGTTACAGTCACCGGGGGTGAACCTGCTTTCCAGAGAATTGGTCTAAAAAAACTTGTATATAAACTAATAGAAAAAAGATATCTTGTTACAATCGAAACGAATGGTTCAATAGATATATCAGATATGTTCTATGAAGAAGAAAAATTCTTAGGGGTGAAACTCCCTGCTCATACCAGACTAGACCATTTCATGTTTCGTTTTGTGGTTGATTATAAGCTTCCAAGTTCGGGGGTTGAACATTGTATGAATTTGAATCTTTTTGAAAAGCTTCGAGATATTGATGTAATCAAATTTGTTATTTCAGATGAGAAGGATTACAAGAGAGCTTGTGAATTGATAGAGAAAAACCCAAATTGGATAGCAAAGATGGTCTTTAGCCCAATGATGGAACTTGTTGAACGTAACTATTGGGGGGCTACCGGAACAAAGTTAAATTTGACTCCAGAATTAAATATGTCTTGGCCACGTCAGCTCGTTGAGATGATGATTAGAGATAAGATTCCTGCTCAGTTTTCGCTCCAGTTGCACAAACTCTTGTGGCCAGGTGCAAAGGAGGAAAGATAATGGAACTGAAAGAAGTTGAATATCCATATTGTGGAAATGTTCAAGAGGATGAAGTTGACAACGATTCTCACATTTGTGAGGAATGTGGTGAAATTTTCTGCTCGGAGGAGGAGGAGTAATGAGAATAAAGGTCTATAAGGATTACAATGGGAATTGAGTAATTCTTAGATTTTTACCATTTTTTAGTTGTATTCCCTCAAAAATAGGTTATACTTTATATATAAGAGATAGTTATTTTGGAGGATTAAAAATGGCTAAGAAAAGCAAACAACCAGTAATGAAGTGTAAAAACTGTAACAAGGAAGTGGGGATAGTTCACTATTCAACTTCTCCAGAACTAGAAACCATGGTGGATGTTGAGAAAGCTCCTTGCAAGAACTGTGGAGATGAAAATATCATATCTATTAAGAAAAGGAGTAGAGGACCTGCAGAAGTCGACCTTCTGAATCCCACTGAAATTGTTCAATACTTCCGAGATTTGTTTAACGTCTCCGACCTACTTGGGGATGGGTTAGATACTATGATGCTCAACTTTACTAGGAAGCTATCCGGGGCTGGTTGGGGGGAAGTTCAAGTGCATCAGTTTATTACCGCAGCTGGATATGGAACAAAGTACGATGAGCTTCAAAATTCCGTTGGGTATGTGGTTGAAAGACCTTTACCTCAAAGAGGGGAATGGGGGGAGTGGAGAAGAATTAAAGCAAGATTAAAGTGAGGGAACACTATTCAAGAGTGTGTTATACTTTATATAGAAAGGGGAATGAAATGAAATCTCGAATTAGGGGGAAACAAATGACTGAAAACCTAAAGAACGTACCGCAGCCAATTTGCCCGATCAACATGTACTTTAAAGGGGATGAGGACAAATGTGATTTGAGTAAGTGCGATTGGGATCAAGAAAATAGATGTTGCACTGAAGCCTGCAGGATAGACAAAGGTTGTGATATCTGTGGTAAGAAGGCCGACTATTATTATGAATGTAAGTGTTGCAGGGAATGCATTAGAAAATTACTCCCCCCACTAGACGGTCAGACGATTCATAATATAATTGAAGAAGAAATTGAGGATAATTCAAATAAAGATATGGGTGATGAATACGAGGACTATACCTAATTTGGGATGTAAGGTAAGCCAGAGGGGATTGGTCCTTCCTATATTCAATAATTTGTTAAATGCCAATATGAGGATCCGTGGAGCAATTCATATATATGACACTGAGTTATTTCAATTGCATATTATATTTGGACGAATGTTTTAGAACATTATTACTATTACCACTGCTATGAAAGGAAAAGAATCTTTCCCATGATGGAAATTCTTGGGTATATGGAAATGCCAAGGTATACTTTAATTAGTTGGAAACAAAATAAATAAAATGGGTGAAAGGATGAACAGGTACAAGATATTAACTCGTAAAAATGTCCAAGAGAAATGGAAATTGTCCAAGGTAATTGAAGCTACAGATGTTGGGGTAGCAATTGCTTTAGCAGAAGCAGAGTATATTTCCAGTGGGCAAGTTTTAGAATTTTTTACCATTTTTTAGTTGTATCCCCTCAAATATAGGTTATACTTTACATAGAGGAGCAGAAACAAAGTTTTTGGGGATAAATTAAAATGGAACTTGATACAAAAAGTATTTACATTACTCAGTTTCCAGGAGATAAGAATTTCCAGATTTGTAAGTGCACTGGATCTAATCAAGGTTTCCCTTTGTTTGGAGTAGAGACAAAAGAGAGTGCAGAATCCTTTGGTAAGCGTGTTGCGGGGATTCTTGGAGTGGCATTCTATGCAAGTAAAGCGAAAGACCTGCGGAGTGAAAGTAAAGGGGACTCCCTTTGCTCCTTTACTAGACTTCGAGTGATGGAGACTCCTTCTGGTGAGTGCGGGTTATATGCAGAGGACCAATCCGGAAAGCATTGCCTTTGGTTTGCTTCTAGTGATCCAAATGAGATAAGTAATTATGCTTCTGAAATGTCTGAACTTTTTAATGTACCTGTGAAGGTAGATATTCGAAGTTATAAAAGAGGGGTAACTTCTAAAACCTATGGGCTTTAGCCATAGGATACAGAAGTTGAGGTAAGAGGATTCAAATTTAATAGGCTGGGGGCCAGCCAAATCAACGCCTGTGGAGATGAAAGGTTGCTTTCGTCATAAATGGTTGTTTGATAATGGGTATGAAGTAGAATAGAGAGGTAAAAAAATGGATACCGAAGAACATCTTCTTAATGATGATAAAGCTTTACTTCCAGGGAAAGGAATATCCTGGCATCAGTTCAGCAAACCGGATTGCCGAATACTTAAGACCTTTGACAACCCTAAGAAGGGGATTGATTTTACAGTAGAGATTTCTACTAATGAACTAACTGCTTTGTGTCCATTGACAAGTATGCCGGATTTCTATACCTTGAAGATCAGTTATACTCCGGATGAAAAATGTATTGAATCTAAATCTGCAAAGTTCTATTTCCATAGTTATCGAAGCTATGGAGCATTCATCGAAACTCTATCAAACCAAATTGCAGATGACTGGGTGAAAGCCTGCGACCCAAAATATCTTAAGGTGGAATTAACTATGGCACCCAGAGGAGGAATACCTATTACAGTTAAGGTGTGGAGAGATAAGAGGGAAAGTAAAGAGAGGAGTTTGTAATGGGTTCACAAAGAGATATACCTAAAGTGGTGGTAATTGATTTTGATGGAACCTTATGCCGAGACGAGTTTCCAAATGAAGGTTCTCCTGAACCAAACGTCCGAGAAGCACTCTTGAAGATGAAGGAGCTCGGGTATGTGATTAAGATACACTCCTGCCGAACTGCAACATACTGGGGTAGCAGAAAAGAGAGACTTTGTCATTTTATACTCATCCAAGAGTTTATGAAAAGGAACCAGTTACCATATGATGAAATTATTACGAGTGAAAGTATGGATAAACCAGTAGCAGAGTTCTATATTGATGATAAGGCAATAAGGTATACTGGAAATTGGTTAGATGTTGTGAAGCAGATAGAAAGGACATTGTGAAACAGATGGAAGAACTCGATAAAAATTTCTTAGATTTTTACCATTTTTCATTTGTATCCCCTCAAAAATAGGTTATACTTTATATAGAGAAAGAAAGAAACAAAGTTTTAAAAGGAGAAAAAATGGTAAAGTGGAATCAAGATTTAAGAAGAATAATGTATGAGGCGTTAAAAAAGGAGTATGGTCCTATTAGTAGTTGGAAGAGACTGACAAATCCTCCAGGGGATAGACAGGAATATAACAGGTTTCTTGAAAAGCTTATCCCAGCATTACACTTAATAAGTGGTAGAAGCTACACTCGTGGGGCAGTTGAAAATCAAATTGCTTGGGGAACTCAAAAAGGACAAAAGGAATGTAAAAATAAAGGATTTCTGGCAAGTTTCATTCTTAATAGGGCAGCAGCTTTAGATGCTGGTTTGATAACAATCGGTGATATTCCTAACAGTGCTTCCTTTATTAGCGATGCGCGAGTATGACGCGGGGGCAAAAAGGTAGTAAAGAACGAAAGGAAATTAAGAAAAGGAACTGTTATGAATAAAGCAGTAATCATCTACAGTGGCGGGCTCGACTCCACAGTCCTCCTAACAAAATGTAAGAAGGAGTTTGATGAGATCGTTGCCTTGAACTTCAATTATGGCTCAAAACACAATGACAAAGAAAGAGGAGCTGCAAGGAAAGTTTGCAAGATACTAGATGTGAAACTTGTTGAAGTGAATCTTCCTTTCATAAATGAGTTATTCAAGTCCAATCTTCTTCAATCTGGTGGTACAATTCCGGAGGGACATTACGAAGACCCAATTATGAGGAGAACCGTTGTTCCTTATAGGAATAGTATTATGCTTTCTATTGCTGCTGGATTCGCGGAGAGTATTGGAGCAAAGTATGTTGCTATTGCTAACCATGCTGGGGATCATGAAATCTACCCAGATTGTCAAAAGGAGTATATCAAGGCCTTTGCGGCAGGAATTAGATTAGGAGGGTATGGAGAGATTATTATTCATTCACCTTTCGTTGATTGGGGTAAGAACGATATTGTTAGGTATGGGGTGGAAATCGGTGCGCCTTTGGAGCTCTCCTGGAGTTGTTATAAAGGAGGGGAGAAGCACTGCGGTTTGTGTGGCACAGATGTAGAGAGGATAGAGGCTTTCAAGCTGAATAAGATAATTGATCCAGTTGAGTACGAAATTGAGGTTGATTGGGCAGGATGTAAAAAATATAATAATGCCAAGTCCTAAAGATCCAGTAAAATTTGATCTGATGAAGAGTGGGCTGAAGCACTTAAAGTGAATAGAGGCACACAAGTAAGATGTTGGTGGTTGGAGTTGGGAAAGCCAGGAAATGCAATATTCTAATACTCCCGGGAAAAGAGGTAGGGAATCCATTGTGTTGTTAGTTCTGCAAGCAGCTCAATAGGTTCTCGATACCTTCAACAAGGAGAAATGAATGTCTGTACAGTTTATCCATCTTGCTGGCCTTTTTAGCAATGGTTATACTTCAAGGGATGAGTTTGTTATGGGGAAGCTTAAAGAGGGCAAGATCACCGCACTGGAAACTTTTTGGAAAAGACAAGAACTAACAAAAATTCTTGATGCAAACCCTGACATAAAGATTTTTCTAGATTCAGGTGCTCATTCTTTGCTGAATGCTCAGGTAGGCCTTATCAACAAAGGAAATACTGTTGAAACTGAGAAAAAAGTTGAGAATGACAAAATTACATTTACATCTGAAGAGTTTGAAGATCGGCTTACAATAAATCAAAGGATTTCTTATGCTGCTAAAAAGGGTGGAGCAGTTCAGTTCTTTGCAGATTGGTCTTTTAATAAGAAGCCAGATGTTCGAAAGTACTTGGATGAGTATATTGAGTTCATTCATAAGTATAAAAATCAATTGTTAGGGTATGTGAATCTAGATATTATATACAATGCTGAGGAGTCCTTTGAAAATCAGCAGTACATGGAGAGTAATGGACTTAGACCAATACCAGTTTTTCATTATGGGGAAGATTTTAAATGGTTAGAACACTACGTTAACAACTATGACTATATAGGAATTGGGGGAGTTGCTGGAGGAATTACTCTTCAGCAGTTTGTTCAGTCATTAGGGAATAGAGCGTTTGAATATATTTCTCATACCAACCCTGGAATAAAAGTTCATGGTTTTGCTGTAACATCAATCAGTTTAATGCAGCACTTCCCGTGGTATTCTACGGATTCAACCACCTGGTTAAAACACGCTGTATACGGGGAAGTAATGGTCCCTAACTACGATCCTGCAAAAGAGAAGTTTGACTACGCCCACTCCCCTCTTGTAGTTCCAGTGTCTATTATTTCGATGGTTAAATCTTCGAAAAAACCCCACTATACACTTGCATTTCCTAAGGAAGTAGTTGAAAGGATAGAACAGTACTTTGTTGAAGCTGGTGTTGATCCAGAAAAGCTAAAAACCGATGCATTGGAAAGAATGAAAACTAATATCTATTACTATGAACAGCTCCTGGGGTGTGAAAGTATTCACCAGCCTTCTAAATATAAAAGTGGTAAGTCTTTCTTCTAAGGTTTGTAAAAAATGCTTAAGGGTGATTAAAAATTTGGAGAAAAGAATATGAAGATGAACAGAAAAAATTTGGTTAACAGTCTGGAAAAAGTCTATCCCGTAGTGGGTGTAAATGTACTTGTTCCCGAGTTCCAGTGCTTCCAGTTTAAGGGGAAGATTGTCCAAGCTTATGATGGAATCATGAGAATTCATACTGAGCTTCCTGAAGATACAGAATTTGAATGTGGAGTCCCCGGAGCACCCATACTTTCTCTACTAAGGAGTTTGGCTGAAGAGGAAGTGGAATTAGTACAAAGTGAAAGCAGTATTCTTGTAAAAGCAGGGGGTTTGAAAGGCTCTTTTACTATTCAAAAGAGCATTGATGTTAGAGATATAGAAATTCCTCAACTTGTTTATGATGATAAATCTAAGATAGAAGACATAGTTGAAGGTCTCAATTTTTGTAGACTTGCAGTTTCTAAAGATGAAACCGCTGGGCCAATTTGTGGTGTTATGATTAATAAGGATACTTTGCTAAGTACGGATAGGTATCGGATAGCTTGCTGGTCCCTAGGAAGTAGTTTTGATGGGTTGGTATGTATTTTGCCCCTCAAACTTATCAGCATTATGATCAAAAATAGGCACGAAATCTCTGCAATAGGTTATGATAAAGAGAGTAACTCATTTGTAGTTTTGCTAGAGGACGGTACGCGGATTGCTTCCAGTACTTATGAAGGAGAATACCGGGATGTTCTACAGTATTTTCCTGCTACTGGTTCTCCTTTCGTAGAGATTAAATTTATCAGCGGATTGGGGGATGTGTTAGAGCGACATACCATCTTTCTTGCTAATGTTAACCCTATTGATAAGGAGATTGTTCTGGAAGTTTGTAAAAATAAATGCACTGTAATTTCAAAGAATGCAGAGCTTGGAGAGCTTGTAGAAGAACTTGAGATAACAGAAAATCTAAACTCTAATTTTACATTTAATGTTAACCCTGTTTTTCTAAAAGATGTTTCCGGGGTGTGCTCTAGTATCAAGTATTTTCCCGATACAGGCTTAACTTTAGTTGAGAAAGGGAGCTTACGTTACTTGTTACAAACAAAATCAGGTGAAGAGGAGGAATAGAAATGGATATATCAGATTTGAATTAGGATCAGATTATAGGTGGAATGGTCTTAGGTTGGTTCACATTGGCTTTACTTACAATAATTATAAACCGGTGTCTACAAAGTGGCGGAGGTTGGATTGAACCACCTAAAGCTTGGCCTCGACCCAGAGATAAGACAACAAGCATCAACTTAGATCATGTTATGAAAGAACTTAAAAAAGCATTATACGAACCGAGAGATCAGACGGCAAGTATTGAATTAGATCGTGTTATGAAAAAACTTAAAGAAGCATTAGATGAATATCACCTTAATTCTCCAAAAGGCGGGATGAATGAATAACTTGCCAGGACCAAGCTCCCCAAAACCAAACATAAAACTAACAGGTCAATCTAAAAGAGTTTAATTTTATGAGTAAGGATATTAAACTACTTTGAAGAGCAGTTCATTACAAACAAAAGGAAAGGGTAAATGTCAAAGCAACGCGCTTTCTTCATGAGCACTTTTGAAGAGTATCAGAGAGATCATCCTGAGGAATCTCGAAGGAGAAGATCTAGTGGAGGAAGCACCTCTGGCAGGAAATCTTCCCCAAAAGTCTATGATTGCTCCACATGCAAACTATGTGAAAGCTGTAGAAGTCCAAAGATAGAGAGGTTTGGAGATGGAAAGAAAAAGATTCTCATAGTTGGACTTTGCCCTGGTTGGAATGAAGATAAGCAAGGTATTCCCTTTGTTGGTGCTTCTGGAAGCATGTTGAGAAAGTATCTTAGCTACGTTGGTATTGATGTAGATAAAGATTGTTGGAGAACAAATGTTGTTCGGTGCTATCCGGGAAAAGATAAGAAGGGTAAGGATAAGAACCCAACCAAAGACCAGATTAGGTGTTGCCATTCTTTACTTGAGAAAGATATAGAAGAAACAAAACCTGACTTTATTATATGTTTGGGTGCTCCTGCTATGAATGCAGTTCTCAAACCTCAGCACCTATCTAGCTTTACTGCAAATCAAATGCATGGAAGAGCTATTCCTTGCCATAAGTATAATTGCTGGGTTGGCTGTTTGTTTCATCCTGCATTCTTTCTCCATAGAAAAGGAAAGCCAGATAAGTATCCAGACGATGAAATTGTGTTTGGATATGATTTAGCAAATGTGATATCATATCTTGGAACACCACTTCCTAAGCCTCTAACTGAAGATGGAAATAAATGCGTTACAGATGTTTCTGAGATTACAGAACTCCTTGAATATTTTTCCGACTCCAAACAGGTTATTTCTTATGACTATGAAACAACTACATTAACTCCTTGGGAGGCTGGAGCTGATCTTTTGTCTATTTCGATAACGGATGATGTTGAATCGGCTGTAGTTATTCCACTTAAGTTGCACTGGGATGATGGGAAAGAAATTTTTACAGAAGAAGAGCGAAAGAAGATAATTGGAGCATGGCAAAGTTTTCTAGCAAGTAATACTCCAAAGGCTGTTCAGAATGTGAATATGGAGGAAATTTGGAATAGAGTATTTTTACATCAGCCTATGAACAACTATGTGCACGATACCATGATAGCTGCACATGTTATAAATAATACTCGTTATACTACTAGTTTGGGTTTTCAAGCTTATGAAATGACCGGGCATGAGTACAAGAAAACAGTTGATGTGAAAAAATTACTGTCCGAGCCACTGAAAAATGTTTGTAATTACACGGGTTGGGATGTTCAATATACCTTGATGTCATATTATAGGCAACGGAAAATTCTTGAGGAGAGAGGTAGATTAGAAGAGTTTTATCAACTTCTTCATGAAGGATCGAAGGCTCTTGTGAATATGAGAGAGGATGGGATTCGTCTTGATGTGAACTGTCTGGAGAAACTTGAAAAAGATTATCAAGAAGAAAAAGATCTTCGAGTTTTAGAAATGCGTTCTCTTCCTGGAGTTAAGAAGTATGAAGAGGAACACAATAGCATTTTTAACCCAGATTCCCCAGCACAATTAGAGAAAATCTTATATGATACTTATAGAGAGGAGAAGTATAAAGAAACTGCTACCAAAAAAGGTTCAACTGATGAAGAAGCTCTAAATACTATACTTGAAAAAACTAGGAATGAAGAAGTAAGAACTTTAGTTAATTCTCTTTTTAGGTTTCGGAAGTGCTGCAGTTTGACCGAACGGGTAGCTAATTATAGAAATGTAATGGATGCTAATTGTTATGTACATCCTTCATATAATTTGAATTTTGCTGAAAGTTATAGATCTAGTGCGGATAGCCCTAACATTCAAAATGTGTTCAAGCATGATAAAGAATTGAAGGTGTTTCGGAAATGTATTATTCCTTCTGTAGAACGAAAGTTTCCTATTGTTCCAGTTTTTGAAGTTCATGATAGTGTTACATTTGATACCAATATATATGTAGTTAAAGAGGCAATTAACACAGTAACTGAAATTATGTGTTCCAAGTGGTTCGATTGGCAAGGGGATATTCCGTTAGAGGTTGAATGGGAAGTAGGATGGAATTGGTATGAAATGCACGCGGTTGGGATTACTGAGTCCGGTTTTTATGTTAGAATTGGAAAAGACAAGAAAGTTAAGTTAGAGGAGTTTCTTAATGATGGAAGTGGAAGAACAAGAGTTCTTCTCGAAGTTGATTATAGTGGGATGGAAGTAAGGCTTATTGCGATGATTTCCAAAGATCCAGAACTTACTAGACAGATTAAGGAAGGTCAAAAGTGGAGTAAAGAACATCCTGAAGGTGGAGCGAATCCTTTTGATACTCATAGAAGGTGGGCAGGTAAAGTTTTTCAAAAGTTGATAGAAGAGGTAACAAAAGATGAAAGATATCGAGGTAAGAATGGATTTGTATTCCCAAGTGTTTATAATTCAACGGCTAAGAGTATTGCCCGATCTTTTCCGGAAGTTCCAGTTGAGCATATAATTAAAACACAAAAAGAATTCTGGGAAGAGTACCACTATGTTAAGGAGTGGCAAAATAAAGTTATACATGATTACTTGAAGGATGGTTATGTAGAAGCTCCTACTGGTTGGCGAAGGGTTGGACCTTTGAGTGTTAACCAATTAGGCAACAACATTATTCAGGGAACAGCATTTCATGTTCTACTTCGGAGTTTGATTGAAAGTAAACAACTTCCCTTAAAAGTGGTTTAATGGTAGGAAAAATTATAAGAAGGGTGGGTAGTTCTTGTATAATTATAATGTAAAAGAGGTAAAGTTAAGGAGGTAGTAATATGAAAATAATGTCCTTAGATGAAATGTTGTTATACTATTATTTTGAAAAAAGGCCTGAACCATCTTTTCGATTGTACTGGGGAACGGCTGGGTTAATGCTAATAGGAGTTTTGGGCTTACTAATAGCTAATAGCAAATTTAGTCAACTTTGTTGTTTTATCGCCTTCTGTTCTGGTGCTGTAGCCTATTTTCTTAATATAGGTAAAATAATTTATTTTGGTTGGAGGGAGGATAAGTTTTATCATTCTGTGATTGAAAGAGAAAAAAGATTACCCCTTCAAAAGAAAATTCTTGCTAGAAAGCTTTATGGTTGGCCGGAAGGTACATTATCTGCAATAGAATGTGAAGAAGCACATATTCCAGGCGATTGCCCTTTGTGTGGTGCAGAATAACAAATTAGACAAAAAGTCAGGTCAATCTAAAAGAGTTTAACTTTATGAGCAAAGATAAGGAGAAGATTTATGGCAGAGAAAGAACTTAAACATCTGGAGGAATACTTACGAAATCGTGTTAGGAATGTTGGTGGTTTTGAAAAAGATTGTGATTGGTCAAAGGGTTATAATGGTGCAATCCAAGATATGAGGCTATTCTTTTTGTACGAGAATAAAAATAAAGAATGAGGTAAATTGAAGATGTCCCTTTATCAAGCTGTACGACCAACAAGACTTGAAGAAATTGTAGGAAACGCATCTACTATTGGTGCTCTTTCAAAGATGCTGAGAAAGCCTGCTAGCGAGCAACCACATGCCATTCTTTTGAAAGGTCCTAGTGGTTGTGGAAAGACCACAATAGCTCGCATTCTAGCGACAGCGTTTGGTTCTAATAGAGATAGCACTTTTGGACTAGATGCGGCAAATACCAGAGGAATAGATACTATTCGAGAAATTGGTTCAACCTCATCCTTTCGTGGACTTGGAGGAACTACAAAAACTTATATCATAGACGAATCCCATGCTCTTACCAATGATGCCCAGCAGGCTCTACTAAAGATTCTAGAGGATAACCCTTCATATTGTTACTATATCCTTTGTACAACAGATCCTTCAAGGATTATTGAAACCGTTCGAAACAGGTGTGCTGAGTATGAGGTTACCCTACTTTCTGAAAAAGGGATAGTAGAAGTACTGAAGCGAGCTTGTAAAGAAAAGAAGTTGGAGATTCACAAAGATATCATAGAAGCAATAGCTCTAATATGTGCGGGATCTCCAAGAGCAGCTTTAGTTTCTCTGGAGCAAGTTTCTGATATCACAAACGTGGATGAAGCTCTTGAGTTACTCGTAGAAGGTACAGAAAGAGATGCTACCATGTTGGATTTGTTGAAACTTCTTATAATGGCTCCAGAGCAGAGAGAGAAGAAGTGGAAACAGATAATTGAAAAGTTCTCTTTAATTGATGAAGAGCCAGAGAAAGTTCGTAGGTCTATACTTACTTTTCTATTCAATAAATTGAAGAAACAAACTGATATGCAAGCTGCAAAAGATATTACTCATCTTCTGGGAATATTTGCTACAAGCGTATACTATGGAGGGAAATCTCAGTTAGGAGCTTTGATAGCTCGTGCTTGCTTTGAGACTTGGGGGGATGAAAATGAATAGTAAGAAAAAGACTTGTAGAAATTGTAGGGCTTCAATCTGTGAAGATATTCCTGTAAAGGAGTGGGCTACTGATGGAATAGTTTGTGAACTATGGACAGACAAAGTGAAAAATTGGAAGAAAGATATCAAAAAAGAATAGAAACAATTTTTGGAGGTAAATCAGATGAGTTCAATTGATCCAAGTAGAGAGGAAGCAATCTCAGCCGGTGCAAAGGCTACTGGCCGGAGAGTCAACTTTAATTATGTTGACACAGCTAAACTAGAAAGATTAGGGATTGATCGCTACGATACAAAAAAGCCTAAAGGTAACAACTTTATTAGGGTCGTAACTCCAAGTAAGGTGGGACCTTTTGCTAAGGAAATCTGGAAGCATTCCAATGTTGGGGCAGATGGAAATACCTTTCTTTGTTTACAAGCAATGTTTAAGAAGAGATGCCCTGTTTGTGATTACATAAAGAAGCTTAAGAGTGAGAATGCAGATCCCATTGTTATTGGGGAACTTGCTGCTGCTAAAAGGTACTTGCTTTTTGTTGTCGATACTACTTCCTCTCAGACCGAAGAAGAGGGGCCTAAGTGGTTTGACTGCCCACCTACTATTTATCAACAGATCTGTTCACTATCAGTGGACAAGAGAACAGGCAAAAAGATTGATCCTACTGATCCAAAGGAAGGAAGAGATATTGAGTTTACCCGGATTGATGGGAAGAGAACTTCCTATGGTAACTTTGTACTGAAAGAGGCTGGGGAAGTTCCTGAATGCTGGTATAAGGATCTCCCTTCTCCTGATGATATCCTTCTTGTTCCGGATGAAGAAGAAATGGTTCAAGCTGTTTCTGGTATGACCCCCTCTGAAGAGAATAAGGAAAAAGAAACTGGTTCTGCTACAAGAGGGGAGAGGACTAGAGACGAATCCGTGAAGGAACCAGAAAAGAGTGTGGTAGAGGAGCCTGGGAAGAATGAAGCAAAAGAGGTTGTAGAAGAGGCCGGAGCTGAGAATAGGAAGAGTAGAGTTCGATCTAGGGATGGAGCACCTGAGAATTCTGCACAAGCTGCTTCGGTTAGGCAAAAGTTAGCAGAGATCGAAGCTCGAAGGCGTGCGAAGGAATAAAAGAACAAGCTGACGTGGACAGTATTAAAAAGCCACACTTCTGTTAAGTTAAGTTTAGTTATGTTGAGTTGCGTTCGGTTCGGTTACCACTCCAAGCGTTTGAGAGCGGGCTAGGAGTTGAAAGTTGAGTAGTAAAACAACGTTTGAAGTTTATAAAAAAGTGGATATGGGTTTGTTAGGATAAGAAAGTGAGGTAGTAAGATGAAATGGTTGGTTGATATTGGTGTACAGTTTGAAGATGATTCTAGTGTAGTTTATTGTCCTATAGTAGCACAAGTTCTTGTGGAAGCTGAATCCATTCAGTTAGCACGTGACAAAGCTTATTTGGCAGCGCGAGAGCAAGATTATGGAAAGTTAGGAGATATTTTTGTAAGGGGTGTCAGTTGTATGGATATAGCTCAGATTGATTTAACCTTAACTAAATAGAAATAAAAGAGAGTCTTGTTGTTAGGAGAAAACTGGCACGGAGGCTTTTTGGAATTATATTCTATAATTAGAGTTGAGGAGCTCTGATAATGAACGAAGAAAGTAAAGAAGCTTTGAACCATTTCAGGCAACGTTTGCCAATAAACCAGTTTAGTTTGGAGCAGGAATGTTTACAGCAAGCCGCTTTGTATGAAGAAATTGGTGAGTGGGTTTCTTCTGTTAGAGCAGAAGCTAAACGATCAAAGGAGCATCTTGATTTTATTAAGGCAGACTTGTCTCTGAAGATAAGAAAGAACCCAGAGACATACAGTTTATCTGGTAAAGTTACAGAGGGATCAGTAGATGCAGTAATAACAACTAGTGATGAGTATCAGGGTGCTGTTACTACTTATATTGAAGCTGACAAGCTGGCTAATGAAGCTTCAGTTCTCTTGGCTGCTGTTGAGCAGCGAAAGTCGATGCTTAGAGATTTGGTTCGGCTGTTTATCTATTCTTATTATAGTCAAGAGGATGTAGTTAGCCAGGGAGGCTGGAAGTCGGCGGAGCAGGCAATTTTGGATTTGCGGGGTAAGAAGGCAAACGAAGATCGAGAAGAAAATGAGCATGAAGTAGAGGAGGAATAAGATGAACAAAAGAGAAAAACCAGAAGTTGAAGAAAAATCGGAAGTTGAAAAAACCTCTGAAAAGGCGAGTGAGATAGTTGATCTTCCTCCTGTAAGTACGTGGATTCAAACAGGGTGCACTGTTCTTGATTTTGCTATTGCTAACAGATTTCCTGGTGGCATCCCACTTGGAAGAATTGTGCAGGCCTATGGAGGTATGAGTACGTGTAAATCTGTGTTAGCAGCTACTATTCTTGGCTATGCCCAACGGGCGGGGATAGAAACTTACTATAATGATGTTGAACATACTATGGACCCGGAATTTGCTTTAATGTATGGATTTGACTGGAACAAGACTAAAAAAGGATACCCAGGAACTCTGGAGGAGTTGTTTGACGACTGGATTACTTCAATTATTTATAAGGATGATAAGAAAAAGAAACTAAATACTAATCCAAAGATTAATGTAACTGATAGTGTTACAGCTCTTCCTGCAAAGATTGAAGATGAGAGGAGGATGGATGAGCAAGGTTTTGGAGCATATCGTGCTAAGCAGCTATCTCTTGGATTTAGAAAGTATATCAAAGCTATTGCTGAGAGTAACACCACCTTGTTTCTAATTGACCAGG